GACACGCAATGGAATGTAAATAAACTCAATCGCCTTAATCGGTTCGATAGCAATATCAACATAAAGTTCATTCCTGTCAATTCTTGCTGGCGTGTTGTTAGTTTCATCACACACAACTGCAAAGTCGTATAAAGCTCTTAAGCCTACAAGCTCGAGTAATAATGACTCAACTGCTTGTTTAACTTCGTCCCTTGTGATCTTATCATTTGGCTCAAAGATATAAGGTCTTGCAAGTTTGTTAAGTTGTGATCTTAAATATACAACTAAACGTGCTACGTTAATTCTATCTAAAGCACTTGCATTTCTTGCTCTAGTTTTTTGTCCGTAGTTTACAAGTCCTACACCGTTAAAGAATGTAATTGGATTAATTTTTAGTCCATACAACGTATCTCTTTGACCTTCGTTCAATGCAACTGTTTGGAATTCACCTGTTGCTGCATCAATATAACCTACTGATGTAGCGTTGCTAATTCCACCACGTCTTGTTCCTGCTGGAGCAAACCATGGAAACGATACTTGGTCGCTTAATGCTATAGTTCTCATCATCATGTGTGATGCTGGAACAACAGCGTTTGCGCCACCTAAGTCAGTTGTAAATCCATTTGGATAAAACGCACCTAAGTATTCATCGTATGTTACAAGTCCGTCATCGTTGTTATCAACTACCAACGCACTGTTTGAACCATATGCTAACAATGAAGTTGCATCACTTGCTAATCTTAAAGGTGTATCACCAATAACAAATGCTGTTAAGCCTCTGTCAATGTTTAAGTTAACAAGGTTGCTCATTGTTTCTGTGTATCCAGGACATGAAATTAAGTTAAAGTTTCTTGTTTCTTCATCTCTAATTTCTGAACTTGTATCAATTGCTGATTTAAGTGCCTGTGTTACTACCATACGCTGTGCATGTCTACCAAATGATCCGCTACCATCTTCTTGGTTGCCTGATTGTGTAGACCATCTGTCTGTAGCATAACTTGTCATCGCTTCGTCGCCGTTGCGAGTGTTGTCAGCTGTTAAATCAATGTAATTGTTGTTGTACTTTTTAACGTTACCGCCACTTCTACGTAAGTTCCATAGCAACATACCTTTTGGATATAGTGCAGGATCTGGAGCATCTGGATCTAAGTAATCGTTAGTTAGTAAGTCTTTAATAGTTGCTGCTGTGTTACCAGTAGAACCTGCTAGACCATAACGTGCATCTGCAAACAATATACCGTCTTCTGAAGTTTGATCTGTTTTATCAACAAGTACCCATGCTAGGTTATTACCGTCCCATCTGTAAATTGTTGGAAAGTCTTCTAAACTTGCAGTTGAAATCCAAAGGTCTCCGTCTACTAGTGCAGTACCATCGCTTTGTCCTGTTGTTGCATTTGGCTCAGTTGCTGAAACAATTGGGCCTAATGGTGAACAGTTAGCGTATCCTGAACTGTAATTTTGGTAACCTTTCCAAGTAGTACCATTATGAATCATAATGTCAACATCACTAAACTCTGGGTTGTACCAAAGTTGTCCGTCTGCTGGTTCTGCTAATGGAGCATTGCTTGAAGCTGCAAAGTTGTCTGCTGCTAAAGGCTTCCAGTTAGATACAACATAGTTTTCACTTGCGCCTGTTGGTGCTGCGTAAAAGTTTGCTGTTCCTAATCCTGTGTTAATGCTGTATGCAGTATAAGCACTTCCTATTGGAGTATTAGTTCCATCAGTAATTCTAAACTCTCCGCCTAACTTGTGGAAAATTTCTACTGCGTTTGAAGTTGTTACTGCTGCTTCAATGTTAGTAAAACCTGCACTGTTAATAGCACCTGCTATTAATGATGCGTCATTAGCATTACCTGCTGCTGTAAAGCTCACGCTTACTCCAGCGTTTAATGCTGCTGATGTTTTAATACTTTCTGCAATTGTAAATGTGTTTCCACCTACTGTAAATGTACTTGCGTCTACTACTGCTGAAGTAATTTTAGTAACTCCTGTTGCAGCTCTTCTAAACGCTCTAAACGAAGCAGTCATTGGTGTTGTATCGTAACCGCTATTTTCTTCTGCGTTAGTTTGTACATAGATGCTATCAGTTGGAATGTTAACTCCGCCACCTGCTTTATCTAATGCATAAACTGCAGATGAGTTGTTAGCATACAATGGTGCAGTATATGCTACCCATGAAAGAGTCGCTGCTGACCATTTACTTGCTCTCCAACGTGCGCCGTTGTTTGGCTCAGTTGTTTTAACCCATACACTTCCTGTTGGACGTGGTGTTGTGTCACCAGTTTTAAATTCTGGAACATTAGTGTGTGCATCAATGTGTAGCTGTGGACCATAGTAAGTTGCTTTTGAAATACCTAACTCACTAAAAGTAATCTGTGGGCTACTTAAACCGTCATCAATAATAATAGCATTTGACTTGGACGAATCACCAATTCCATCATCTAAGCTACCATCTGAATAAAGATAAAGTCTACCGCTTACGTTTCTTGCAACAATACCTTGTGTTTCTGTAATAGCACCGTTAATTGCAACAACCAAGTCATCTAATGTGCCACTTACTGTAAAGTTTGTTCCGTTAATACTGAAGTTACCTGCAGTTGCTGAAAAAGTATCGCCAACAATTGTTGGATGGCTTGCTGACCAATCATTGCTTCCTACTTTAACCCAATTACCTTGTGTAACTGTTGATCCGTTACCTGCGGACTTGTACCACATAGTTGCATTTTCTTTACTTGCACTAAATGATCCGCTACCATCAACTGTTTCAAATACTACTGCGTAATCGCCAATAGCACCAACTGATGTTTTAGGTGCGCCGTTATCAATTTTTGAAATATCTGCATCGGTTAACACGATAGGTGTTTTAGCAGCAAATTTTTGACCACCTGTTGTGGTTACTGCTGCGCCATTCCACTCTTGGATACCAAAAGCAGTTGACCCGCTGTTTATCCACCACTTGCCATCTGCTGGATTCGCTCCCGGAGCAGTTGATGAACCTTGTAGTTCGTCTAAGTCAACATCTGCACGTACAATGAAAGCTGAGTTTGAAACGCCTAATAATGAATATGCTGAAAGCAATCCATATTCGTTTAATTCGCTTCCATGTATTGGAGTGTTGCTCGCTGTCTTTTTGAATGTTGGTACACCAAAAAGATCTACTAATTCTTTCTGTGAGGTAACTTTATATGCTTTACCTGCGTTAGCTTTTAGCGTTCCAGCTGCTGTAGCTGTGCCCGCTGCGTTTAATTTGTCTTGCGATGAAGCGATAACAATAAGAGGAGTAGTACCAGGCTCTGCTGGGGTATAAAACGACTCGTCTATTACTGTTACTTCTACGCCTGGTGATGTTAATGCCATCTTTTTTATCTCCTGGTAATATTTTCGTATCAGTCTATTACGTAAACTTGTTGCAATTGTATTTAGCACTTTATATAAAATTAGCCTGGTTTAACCAGTCATTAAAGGGGTCCAAAAGGTGTAAATACATGTATGAGACCTCTTTGTAAGTGCGGATTACGGCCACGTGCTGTTAACTATAAGAAAGGTAAGCGTACCTATTACAGAAGCCTATGTGAAGTATGTAATAATCACGGGCAGTATACAGGTGTACCTAGATGGGCTCGTGCTGGCTATAAACAGAAAGCTTCATGTGATAAATGCGGATTCAAATCACCTCATCCAGAAGTATTTAGAGTATTACATTTAGATGGAAATTTAGATAACTGTAGACACAGCAATTTAAAAACTGTTTGTGCTAATTGTATATCTGTGTTATCTAAAGAAGGTATTAAGTGGAAACAGGGTGACTTAACTGCTGACTACTAGTGACTTAACTTCTTTATATAAGTCCTCAATACCCATATCATTATGAATATGGTGGTCGAATTTAGTACCAACCCAAGCCCATTCTGAAGCATGTATGTTCTGTATCTTTAGTTCATTGATTGCTACATTGCTACCTGAATTTGCATCAAGTGCTACATCATACCACTTAGGTAAACGTCCACGTTGTACCATAATCATCTTGCCTTGTTGATTCTTAATTGCTTTTACTTCATTAGGAAAACGTACATCACTTACAATGATGTCATCTTTAGAGTTACGTATTTTGTTCTCTAAACTAGCAATCCAAATATCATCATGGAAACTTTTACGACAAACTTCAGTACCCCAATATTGTAGTACCCAGCGTGGTGTTAGTGTTGGCATTCCTAATCTTTCTGCCCACCAATGATCTACTTCTTCACGCCATTCACGTGCTTCTTTTGTTCTACCTTCAAGTAAAGTTCTGTCCCAACCAAATACTGATGCAACTGCATCTTTCAATGTGTCAGCAAAACTTTCTCTTCTAAATTCATGGAAGTTAACAAGGTAATCAGCAACAGTGTCTTTGCCGCTACCAATAAAACCACATACACCAATAATCACAAATAATTCTCCTAGTTAATATACTGTACAGTATACTAGAATTAATTCATAATGTCAAGTATTTTATTTGAATTTATTAAGTCTTCTTACCAAACGAGTTGCTGTATTGATATTTTTGGTACGTGACTGACGTCTAGCCTGTTGAGGGCCAGTTCTAGCACGGGTAGTTTTCATACGCTGTGCTTGTGCAACGTTAGGATGATCCCAACATTTGGACGGGTGTGATACTTGTCTACTTTTGCGTGGACCTGATGGACAACGAAACTTCATTTTAACTGTTCCGCCTCTTGCAGATGACTTGCCTCTACCCCAAACCATACCATCGTATAGTTCTTCGCCTTCCCACATAAATTCGTCTGCTTTCATTATCCTATAACCCAACTATATCCGCTACCACCTGGAACCTGTGTTGTAAGTTCCATTGTTAGTCTTTCTAGATCTGCTGTGCCTTCTGCTTTCATTGAAGGTCCGTTTAGAGCTGTACCACCTTGTGGGCCTGCAATACTTGCAAATTTTTCTCTTGCTTGTCCTAGCATAACTTTACAGTTAGCTAACGTGTAATCTTTAATCCATTGTCCTGCATATACATCTTGTAAAATTGTATAGTCAGGCTTCTCATTATATGCCCAAAGAAGTACTTGTTCTTCTCCTCTTGGACGTTGCATAATAATTAACTTTTTACTTTGAGGGTTCCAAGTAAAATTAATAAACGAACCAAACATCTTTCCAACAAGTTCTTGATACTGTGCAAATAACTCGTATGTTGCAAGTCCGCCCATGTTGGTTGAACTTAACAAATACGTATTAGTATATGCTAAGTTGAATGGTTCAAACACTGTACCACCTGTACCGTTACCTGTTCTACTACCTACACTTCTTCTGTATATTTGTCTTACTTGTTGTATCTCATGTGGTAAGGTATAATCGTTTTTATCTTTTTCTAAAGTAAGTGTTATGTAACTTTCTTCAACTGCATTATCGCTTCGTTGTCTGAAAACACCCAAAGCACGTTTTAAACCTGTTTCGTAGTGAATAGGATCTAGTTCGACATCGATCATTCCGTCGCCTAGCATTGCTTTGCAATAGTCGAATACTTCTTGTTTTGATGTTTCTATCTGGCTCATATAAGTATTTATGCCTTTAGCAACTTTAGGTAAATACTTATACAATGCCAAGACTCAGTTTATACAGACCCGAAAAGGGGAACGATTACAAATTCCAGGACAAAACCGTCTGGGAGATGTTCCAAGTTGGCGGTACTGATGTGCTTGTACACAAGTATGTAGGCCCCGGAAATTCACAGGAAAAAACAGCAGCTACACCAACATATAGCACAGATGATCCTACAAACATTCAGGATATGCTATTCTTAGAAAACAGAGATCGCAAATATGATCCAGATGTTTATAGATTACGTGGTGTATATAATGTACAAGACATTGACTTTAATCTAAGTCAGTTTGGTTTATTCCTACAAAATGATACAGTGTTTGTTACATTCCATATTAATGATACTGTTGAAAAATTAGGCAGAAAGATCATGTCAGGCGATGTTATCGAGTTGCCGCACTTAGATGATGAACATGCTCTTAATGATTTAAATTATGCATTAAAACGTTTTTATGTAATTGAAGATGTTAATCGTGCAGCAGAAGGATTTTCAAATACATGGTATCCTCACTTGTACAGAGCAAAGTGTAAACCATTAGTAGATTCACAAGAATTCAAACAGATTTTAGATGGCATTGCAGATAAAGATGCATTGAAAGGTACGTGGAACGCAGAGTCAACTTACTTCCCAGGAGATATTGTTATTGCTCCTAATGGTGAGAAGTACCAAGTTATATCAGAAATTAGTGGCGTTGAACCACCTAATGCAACTTATTATAAACTTGCAGATACACTCAAAGATATTATGAGTACGTATGAAAAAGAAATGCAAGTTACACAAGCAGTTCTTGATCAAGCAGAAGCAGATTCGCCACAAGCAGGTTATGACACTAGTAGATTTTATACTATGCAAGTTGATAACCAAGGTAAAACAGAACTTGTTACAGCTGACAGCGATGACTTGCTTATACCATCTACAGATGCAGCCGGCAACACATTACTTGATGATAAAGGTAATGCAATCTACATGGCCGTTACTGCTGACACCGCATACAAAACACCCGAAGGTAATGCATATACTGGTTACTTAATTGGTGACGGATTACCAGAGAACGGTGCACCATTTACACAAGGTATAGCATTTCCTCTTAATCCTATGGAAGGACAATTCCACTTACGTACTGATTACAAGCCTACACGTTTGTTTAGATTCGACGGAGTACGTTGGAGAAAAACTGAAGATGATGTAAGAATGACTAGAAGTAATTTAGGACCAAGTCAAGTAGGTGTAGGTAAAGATTTTGCAGGACATGATGCTGCAATAAGTAAAGGTAAGGATTCGTTTATTAACAATACGGTAGTTAACAACATTGGTGGTAAACAAGTTTCAGAAAAACAGAGCTTGAGTAAAGCACTTAGACCGAAGGCAGACGATTAATGGATTTCTTTTACGATGGACAGATAAGAAGATATGTAACACAGTTTATGAGAGCATTCATTGGTTTTAAATATGAAGCTGGTGATAAAACTCAACAAACTATACCTGTTATGTATGGTGATCTTACAAGACAGGTTGCTTCAATTATTAGAGAAAATTCTGAGAACAAACTACCTACTGTTCCTAGAATGGCTTGTTATATTTCAGGACTACAAATTGATAGAGATAGATTAGCTGATCCGTCATTCATTAGTAAAATGAGTGTTAGAGAAAGAGACTTTTCATTTGATGCAGCTACAGGTGAGCCTAACTATACAGGTGCTCAAGGAAATGCATACACTGTTGAAAGACTTATGCCTACTCCTTTTATATTAACTATGAAAGCAGATCTTTGGACTTCTAATACAGACCAAAAATTACAAATACTAGAACAAATTTTAGTGTTGTTTAATCCATCTATGTCTATTCAAACAACAGACAACTATATTGATTGGACTAGTTTAAGCGTGATTAATTTAGAATCAACTCAGTTTACATCACGTGCAGTACCTACAGGAGTTGACGATGATATCGATATTTGTACATTAGAGTTTACAATGCCTATATACATTTCACCGCCAACTAAAGTTAAAAAACTTGGTGTTGTTAGAAGTGTTATTGCAAATATATTTACAGAAACAGGTAATGTAGCAAATCTAAACGACTTAGTGTATGATGCTACAACAGCAGAATCTACTCAATATATAAATGCACGTTATGGTGTGTTATTATTTAAATCAAACAATAATCAAACATACGACTATGATTTAACTATTGTAGACGACGATGAAGCAGTAAATGCTTTAGGACTTAATGCTAAAGAACAAAAAAGTAAAACAACAGAAATTGATTGGAATGGAGTATTAGATAGACTAGGCGGATTCAAAGCAGGCGCAAAAATATATTTCAGACAACCTACAGGATACGAAATGGTCGGAACATATGCTGTTAATCCTGCTAATTCTAAAGTACTATTAATAACATTTGACCAAGATACTATTCCTACTAACACAACTATTGCATCAACTGTAAACGGTGTTGCTGCTCGTGCTACTGTTGACGCTATTATTGATCCTTACAAATTTAATCCTGTTGAGAAATGGGGAAGTTTATCAGCAATACCACTAGGTACAAGATATCTAGTTCTTGATAATATTAACGATAGTGATAATGTTGGACAAAGTTATAGAGAAACTCCATACAATGAAGCGTATGATGGTCCTGATGCATGGAAAGGAACAACAGGCGAAGATCCTATTATTGTAGCCAATGCTATCATTGAATGGAATGGCATAAACTGGATTACATTAGCAGATCCAAACACACTAGCAAATCCAACATATTTCCAAAACTTAAAAACAGGTATCCAATATAAATGGACAGGCACCGAATGGCTCAAGTCGTTTGAAGGTGAATACTCGCCAGGTTATTGGAGAATTGACCCTAACCCAGCATAAGTATTTTAATGCAAAAGAGAGCCGGAATATTATACCTATCATTAGACACTCAACGAATACTACTAATTCTTGAGAATGAAAAATGGACTGTTCCTACGTTTTCAAAAAAGACTTCTGTAATTAATGACAGCTTAGAATTACAAGAAGACTTTTCTAAAGGTAAAATTGTTCCTATTGAATTATATTTGAGTCTAGATAAAGGATTTGAATACGGAACCTATATTTGTTTAGTAAAGAAAGAATTCTTAACTACAAAAGCAAATACAATTAGTTGGTGTGATATGAATTTCTTACCCAAGAACTTGCACACAGGTCTTCGAAACACATTAAATAATAATCTAATAAGAACAAAAATAGAAACTATATTGGAGTTAAACAAAGATGTTAATACTATCTGAAGAACCAAGATTTATTAAAGATATTGAAGGCTTTCATGAAAGAATTAAAAACGTAGCCGACAAAGTGGAAAAAGCACAGTGTAACGGGCTTCTTGAAAAACTTATTAATGTAGTAAAAAAGTTAGACGAAGTACATTCTAATCTTGCGTTTGACGCAAAAGCTATGTCGCAGGCACCCGAGCAACGTAATGATATTGCTGTTGTTAGAAAAATGCTTGATAAAAAATTAAAAGATCTTAGATGCTAGATTGTAGCAAAACTCTTAATAGTAATTGATCCTACCATAGCACTGTGGTTAGTACATTGATATCTGTAACCACCTGATATTCCTGCAGGAACTTTCCAATACAATATTCCACCAGTCTTTGAATTTGCACTAGCACCTGTAGTTACTGTTCCAGTATCTGTTACGTGTATTAGTCCTGTGTTATATGCTGCACTTGTAGCATCTTGAATTTGGAATGGATGACTTGCTGAAACACCTTGTAAGTTAAATGCAATTGTTGTTCCACTAATTGCATAAATTGTAGGATTGTTTCCACCGTACTGATCAAATGTGTAAGCAGAAGTTCCGCTGGCTCCAACAACCAATTGTGTAATTGCTGGTAAGTAAACATCTGAAACTTTTAATCCTGCTGATGTTACATCACCTAAGTCGTCAAAGTCAGTTGCTCCGCCACCTGATCCTGTAATAGTAACACTGTCTCCACTTGCATTTGTTGTAAGTGTAATGTTTGTACCGGCTGTAAGTGTTAGTGTATCAGTTGTAGTATCTGCTACAACATCACTTTGACCAGCAACAGCAATAGTGCTAAATGCATTTTGGTTTGCATCTCCGCCACCGCCTGATGCTGAAGGTGCCCAGTTAGCACCGTTCCATTTAAGTACTTGTCCGCTTGTTGGTGCAGCAGTTGTTGTGTCAACATCACTTAGTGCATCAATTGATAATGTTCCAATTCCTGTAATAAATCCTGCACCGTTAGTTAACTGATTGTTATTTGTAGGTACAGTTGGTCTACCTGTTAAAGAAGTATATGCTCCGTCAAAGGCATCTGTAATACCAAAGCCTGTAATGGTTGTTGGCTTACTTGTAATGTCATTCCATGCAACACCTGTAATGTAACTTGTAAGGTCTGGTGGAGTAAAAGTAAACACACCAGTTGTGTTATCGTATGCAATTGCTCCGTTACCTGATGCTGTTGCAGCAGAACCAACGCTTAATGCTGTAAGTTGTAATAAACTAGGAGTGTTGCTTAGATTATTGTAATTTAAAAAGTATGAACTATCAAAACCGTCTAGGGTATCTGCATCAGTACCAGCACCACCTGTTGTACTATCTACACCCGGTACCCAATTACTGCCGTTCCATTTTAAAACTTGTCCTGCAGTTGGTGCTGTAGTTGCTGTGTCTACATCTGATAAGAAGTCAATGCTAAATGCAGTCATGTCTAATGTTATTTTGTCTAATGCTGCATCACCAACTGATTGAATGTTTACTCCGCCAGCAATAGTAAGTGTATCTGTTGAAGCATCTGCAACAACGTTTGCACCTGTGTCAGTTGAAATAGTTGAGAATATATTACCACTTGCACCGCCGCCTGACGATGTTAAGGTAACTGTATCTGTACTAGCACTTGTAGTGATAGTCATTCCAGATCCAGCAACTAAGTTTAGTGTGTCTGCTCCACTATCTGCTGAAACGCTATCTTGCCCTGAAACTGCTATAGTAGCAAATGATAGGCTTGAACCACCTCCGCCACCGCCTCCACCAGAGATAACGATATCCCAAGTCGTACCGTTCCATTGCCATGTAACGCCACCGCTTGTATATTGGTCTCCTACTAAAGGACTGTTTGGAAATGCTAGTGCCATAATATTTGTTCCTCTACTGTATTTATACTATACGCAAATTAGTTATAGTAACGCCACCGCTTGTTGCAAATGGCTGATCTGAGTTATATTTGTTATATAAAATCTTACCTGCTGACCCCATAATGCTAGTAGTATATGCATTATAATCAGTAGATGAGCTTGTTGTATACATTGTTGCTGGTGAGTTTCCTTCTACCTTTTGTTTAAGTTGTGCAGGTGTTAATGTAGGATCTACTTGTAAGTTTAATGCTCCTACTCCACATACTTGCGGACTTGCCATACTTGTGCCGCTAATAGATTGCTGGCCCCAACTACCGTCTAATTTATATGCTGCTGGACCGCCAATTTCTGATGTGTTTGAACATGCACTAATAATATTTGTTCCAGGTGCCCATACAGTTACAGCAGGGCCTTTCATGCTGTCTGGCTTTGTTACATCTTGATTGTTAAGAATTCTACTATCAATATTGCCTACGTTAAATGCTCCTGTTGCATATGGCGAAGGCGGTCTATGATAATTGTATGTTCCGGCAGTAAATGTAACAGTATTATTATAGTCTGCTCCTGCCGCAACATCAACTTTATAATAATCATTACCTGCTGCAATACAAACATGTATACCATCATTAATCATATCTGCAACTTCAGCATCAACGTATGCTACTTGGACAGGAATTTTCCATCTCGTTCCTACGTATGGTACAACACCTACGTTTGCCCATACCTGTTGAATAGTAGTATAGTCAGTTCCGTAAGTCCATGCTGCTCCTCTGTAGTTTCCAGATACTGGAGTTTCTGTATTAGCAATGTTAGTTCCGTATCCCCAACTCATGTTAACAATAGTTGGTCTTTTAACTTTTGTAATCGGATCAATAGGTTTTTTGTTGTGCCAGCTTCTAATACAATCAAATGAATTTACAATACTAATACCATTATCAGGATCTGCTGTGCCTTCAAGCCCTCCTAATTTTTGTGAATATATTCTTGCACCTTTTGCCCAACCAAAGGTTTTACCTGCAACTGTTCCTGTGCAGTGTGTTCCGTGCCCGTGCAAGTCTGTATAAAAAGTTGTATCTTGTGTTCCTGTTACAGTACTTTCTTCGTACCAGTCAATTTGCTGTAGTCTTGAACTTGATGTATTTGAAACATATCCTGACGATCCTGCTACAAATGGATTTCCTATATCGCCGTCTGGGAAAATACTTTGTAAAACATCAATGTCAATTTTTTCAATTACATCTTTAATATGTGTGTTAAACAATCCATAACCTAACGGATTTAGAGCTTGTACACCTGCTGGAGTACGTGCAGAGTCAGCCCATTCAGGAGCTAGACTGCCACCGTCCCATAAACTTGTATATTCAAACATTGCAAAGTTTAGTAGATATAAGTATTCTTTTACTGCTACAGGAAATGTATCGGCATCTGTTTTCCAGTTAGGTGCACCACTGCTTGCCGCATCCCATATATTGTTATCTTCTGCTTCTTTCATTGCAAGGAACATTGGACCTGTTGCCCAGTCTGAATCGAAGCTAGGAAACATTTTTAATTCTCTTGCTTCGAGTCCATACTGATGTATTGTATGAAATACATGTTCTATTACTTCTGTTATATCGTTGTTGCCAGTACCTGATCTTACATACCAAACCATATCGTCAACAGCATGGCTATCTAAAAATCCTTGATAACCGCTATAACTAGCAATGCCACCGTCAGTTAACCAATTAGGTGAGTAATTAGCACCAGTGCCGAAACCAACTCGTTGTGCTGCTGGAGTTCCTGCATGCCACGTACCTGTATCGCCTCTTAGGTTTTCGATAAGTTTTTTTTGCTTTTCAGTGTTTGTTGTTTTACGTGGAGTTAGTAATAGCTCAACTGTTCTTGCAACTTTTTTTGCAAACTCGCTATGCACAGTTGTTGCTCCGCCTACTGCTCCTGCAACTACAATTTTAAGTCCGTGTACATTAATACTTCTATCAAACACGGCGCCATTGGTACTATCTGTAACTAATGGACCTGCAGCATAATGATCTGGTGCTACAAAATTTAATGTTTCCCATTCAGGGTGTCCACCTTCAATTCCGCTATCTTGAATAACAACATCAACCCCTGTACCATCTAGTGGATACAAATAAGGATCTGTTATTGATGTAATTGTCTGTTCGCCAGACGGTGTACTACCGTTGCCATAATTTTCTGTTAAACTTTGACACCGTTTAAGTGCCCAGTTGTCAAGATTACCAGCACTACCAGAACCTCTAAAAAAGTTTCCTGCTTGTGAAGCTCGCAAACTTATTTGAACATCGTCACGTTCTTCAATAGGAATTTCAACAGCTAAAACTCTATCATCGTTTCTTAAATCTTCTGCTTCTGCGTCTGATAACATGAAATGAGTTGATACTCTAGACGCTTCACGAGGATTTGCAATTGTAACTTTTCTTGTTGGAATTGTATCTGAACCTAGTGCTGAAACCATCTCTGCATCGAGTGCAGCAAGATCAACTCCGGGGTTTACTGTAACAATATATTCTCTGTCAGCCATGCTTTATACCTATACCAAGCTCGCCCAAGCACCATTTTCGTATACCTGTGCTTTGTTCAACGTAGTGTCATATACCATATCACCGTTTGCAGGTGTTAGTGCATTTTTCTGTGTTGTTGTAAAGCTAGGCAGTCTAAATGGAGCACCGGTAACTCTTACACCGTCTTGTGTATCTAAAACTAGTGTTGAACTACTTGTAATTTGAGGTGTGCCAGTATCGGTCTGTGCAATAGTTTTTACTGATAATGTATCATTTACTGTTAAATTCTGTGTTGTATGATTAGTTGTTGTAAAGTCTGTTACTGAAAATTGTGCTGCTGTAAGCAAATTGTTTACAGTTAAATCGTTTTCAACTGTTAGATCACTTTGCATTAACACACCTGGAGTAAAGTTTATTCCTGAACTATCACTAGTGTCAATGTTCGAACCTGTAAATACAAAGTTACCAACTTCAGCTGCTGTTGCACCACCTGTTGCTGTACCACTTGACACATACGCTGAAAATCCTGTACCGTTTACAGTTGTTGATAAAGCACTGTCAGAGTATAAAGCAAACTCTAATGTGCTAGTAACGTTTGCATAATATTCATTACCATTAAGCTGTGTCATTCCGTTGACACCTGCAATTGTTACAGGTTGTCCTTCGTAAAAACCGTGTGCAGAACTTGTACTAATTACAACTGGATTTGCCTGTGTTGCTGCGGCAATAGTTGCAGTTACAGAACCACTACCAACTGCATCTGATGCAGGTGACCATTGCGCACCGTCCCATTTAAGTACTTGGTTAGTACTTGGTGAACTTCCTGATACATCTGAAAGTGTTGTAATTGATGTTGCTGTTAAATTTTGTAATGCACTATCTGCTTTAGTACCTTGAGCTGATGTTGCAGCATCTGTAATACCATAACCAGCAAGTGTTGTTGCATTGTTTGCTAGTTTTGTCCATGCACCTGCATGAGCAAAGTACCCAGCACCTGTAGCATGAACATGTGCAAACATTCCATGATACGTTGTAGCACTAGGTAAGTCTCCTTCTGTTGCAAATACATTTGCAAAGTAAACTTTGCCTGTTGTAGTAATATCATTACTACCCATAGCTAAAGTGCCACTAACTGTTAAACCGTTTAATACCGGAGGTGCATATGTAAACACACCTGTAGTATTATCGTAACTAACTGCGCCATCGCCTGCCGCAGTACCTTCTGCACCAACTGATATACTTGACCTAACTGCTGATTGATCTAATCCAGCTGCTGGTGCTGCTGCATTAATCCATGCTGCACCATTCCATTTTAATACTTGATCAGTACTCGGAGTTGTAATAGTTACGTTTGTTAAATCTTGTAAGTTATCTGGGATAGCAGGATAACCTAATACCGGTTGTACCCATTGATTACTATCACCATCGTTAATATAGACATACAGTGTACCATTACTGCTATTAAACCAAATTGTACCTGCTGTTGGTGTGCTAGGTGCTGTTTGGCTTACTTCAATACTGCCACCACCACCACCTACTCCAGCCGCTGTTGCTTTTGCAGCAAATATAGAGTTAGTAACGTTGGTTAAATCGCCTCTTGCTAATGGTAAACCGCCTACAACTATACTGTCAAACAGTCTAATCGTATTGTTGTCCTTATCATAGAATATTTCTCCACGTGCGCCGGACTTTCTATCCAGAAATTCTGCATCTCTTGGTACTACGCGAAGGTTATTAATGATAGGTAAATTGGCCATATTATAAGTTCATCCCAGTTGTTGTAAAGTATTTATCTGCTTTCAGACTATTCATGTCATTAATAATCTGGCCATAAATAGTAATATGATTATAGAGAACGATATTGCAACATGGACCGGCGTTATGAGACCCGAAGAATGTGCAGAACTTATTGAATACTACGAAAAATTGAACGACTTGCACTTAACTGCTAGTCGACAAACACTAGGAGATAATTCAGCACATAATAAAGCAGACAATGCTGCATTTCTTCTTGAACAACCTGCATTGAATATGTCAACAGACAATCCTACTATACATACTTTTATGAATAGATTTATTGATTGCTGGAAGCAATATACTGCACATTATAGTGTGTTAGGCGAGTGCGGCGATCACAGAGTTTACTTTATGAAACTTCAAAAAACCCTTCCAGGAGAAGGATATCATACTTGGCATTTTGAATCAGATACAAAAGAAAGGTCAGGTAGAATTGCAGCGTGGGGAATGTATCTTAATACAGTTGACGAAGGCGGAGAAACAGAATGGTTGTATCAGAAGAAGCGTATTGCTGCTACTGAAGGAACCTTAGTTGTTTGGCCTGCAAGTTACACGCATACTCACAGAGGCAATCCGCCATTGAGTGGTGAAAAATATCTTTTAACAGGCTGGGTTGAGTTTTAATGAAAATAATCCCGACGTTTCCAACGGATCTGTTTGAATTTCATAATACCGAGATTGACAACGAACAATTAATCCCCGAACTTGAAAAATACGCAGAGATTGTTAAGTCTGGCGAAACAATAAGTTCGATGAGAAACTTACACGACAAAGAAGAATTACAACCTTTATTTTCTTGGATTAATAAATGTATTGAAGAAGTTAGAATTTATCAAAAATATGATTGCGAAGGATTTGCAATTACTAGCAGTTGGTTTAATAGAGCGTTACCACGAGACGGAATGAGATTACATTATCACAGGCATTCAATGAGTTTTCTTAGTGGTGTGTATTATGTAACTGACGGTAGTCCTACAGTATTTGAAGATCCAGTTAAACATAGAACTGAAGCACAGCTAGAAGTATTAAGACACGAACACGCTCCGCATCAGTTTGTAGAAGCAGATCCTGGCAAATTAATATTATTTCCTAGTTGGCTGTTTCATAGTGCAACACCGCATTATGGAAACAAAGATAGATATATTATTAGTTTTAATGTAATGCCCACAGGAGCAATTAATTACAATCTTGCAACAGACTCTGTTGCAAACATAGAAATTCATAATAAGGAAAAGACATATGATCAATAAGTTGCTTGTACTAGGTGGTGGCAATGCTGGACTAATGACTGCACTATATCATAAAAAGTCTATTGACAACCTAGACATTACACTTATCAAATCTGACAAGATTGGTACAATTGGTGTTGGTGAAGGTAGCACTGAACATTGGAAAAGATTCGCTGAGGCAGTTGGTATTACACTAACTGATCTTGTAAAAGAATGTGGTGCAACTATTAAGATTGGTATTAAGTTTGAGGATTGGCATGGTGACAAAACCAGTTACTATCACAGTTTAGCAGAGCCATATGTATACGCGGATGCATACACAGGCGATGCACATACGCTGATGAGATTAATTTCAGAAGGTGTTGACTCTGAATCGTTGCATTGGGATTTACCTATGCAAGGATGGTTAAGTCCACCATTTGAAGATTACTATCAGTTTCATTTTGATAGCGAAAAACTAAATGCATTTTTAGAAAAAAGATGTATCGAAGCAGGCATTAACGTTATAACTACAGAAGTTGTAGATGTTAACATTGACGCCGGAGGCTTTGTAGAATCTGTAGTTGATGTAGAAAGACGAACACATACCGCAGACTTCTTTATTGACAGTAGTGGATTTAAAAGAGTTATTGCCAGTAAACTAGGTGCTGAGTGGGTAGACTGGTCATCATTTTTACCTATGAATAGTGCTATTGCTTTTCAAACATCACGTCAAGAAGATATACCACCTTACACACTTTCTAGAGCATTGAGTGCTGGCTGGCATTGGCGCAGTCCTGTACAAGAACGTTTTGGTAATGGCTATGTGTTTAGTGATCAATTTATTTCTGAGGACGAAGCTATTAGAGAAATACAAACATTATTTTCAGATACAATTAATATAGGTAGAAAAATTAACTTTGTTTCAGGTAAAGTTGATAAGTTTTGGATTAAGAATTGTGTAAGTATTGGACTTAGCAGTAACTTTGTAGAGCCATTAGAAGCAAGTAGTATTTCAACAACCATACAACAGTCAAGAGCATTAGTTGCCTCACTAGCATCTTGGGAACGTAGTGATCAAGCAACTATAAACGAATACAATAGAATATTTGATGATTGTTTAAGCAATGTACTAGACTTTATTCAATTGCATTACTTTACACAAAGAGAAGATTCAAAGTTTTGGCGCTGGTGTAAAAATGAAATAGAATATACAGATTTTAACAAACAGAATATAGAAAATTTTAAAAAACAATTTGTAAATCAAATATTATTACCCGAAGATGGGTCGCATGGAAGTTTTAGAATTTACGATAATCTAAATTGGATACAAGTTATGCATGGATTACGTATGTTTGATATTCCTAGCATTAAAAAATTATACAACGAGCGTTACAGTAAACATCGTGCTGAAGACACAGCACAACTATCTTCATTGCCGCAAAGTCCTACTAAAGATTTTGTAAAATGTAGAGAAGCAGTAAACATGTTAAAAGGAATATCTTACTCGCTATGATGATACAATCTCTAACAGTATTAGGAGGCGGAACAAGCGGATTAGTTTCTGCAATTATGATTAAGAAATCTTTCCCACATATTGATCTTACACTATTGCGTTCATCTAAAATTGGAATTATTGGTGTAGGTGAAGGATCAACCGAACACTGGCTAAGTTTTTTAAAGCATTCTGATATTGATGTGCCGACACTTGTAAGAGAAACAGGTGCTACATTTAAAGTTGGTATTAAGTTTACTAACTGGAATGGTGATGGAAAACATTATTATCATAGTTTAACAGATGCATACGGATCATTAGATCCAAAAAACGAAATGCCAATAACATTCATGAGAATGATTGCTGAACAGTGGGATCCTTTAGACACTGCATGGAAACGTAACACACGAGATAGTTCACATGCTGAACCATTACACGACACAGTAGCACAATATCATTTTGATACACACAAATTAAATGAGTTTCTTGTTAAAGAATGTAAAAATCGAGATATTAAAGTTTTAGATGTTGAAATACAAGATGTAATTTTAGATGATACAGGTAACGTTAAAGAGCTAGTTGATGAACAAGGTACAAAACATGCTAGTGAGTTCTTTATTGACTGTAGTGGATTTAATAGAGTAATATCAAGTAAACTAGGACAAAAATGGGTAGACTGTTCTCATCAACTTCCTATGAATAGTGCTATTGCATTTCCAACAGCTAGAACTGAAGACATTCCTTCTTGGACAGAAGCAACTGCATTAAGCAGTGGGTGGTGTTGGAGAATTCCAACACAAGACAGATATGGTAACGGCTATGTGTTTAGTGATAATTTTATTAACGAAACACAAGCGTATGACGAAGTATCGCAGTATTATGAAAAACATCTAGGTATCAAAGATTTACAAATAGGAAAACGTGTAAAGTTTAGTGCTGGGTATGTTAACGAATTTTGGACTAAAAACTGTATGTCATTAGGTCTTAGTGGAATGTTTGTAGAACCATTAGAAGCAAGTTCAATTGGATCAACTATTCAGCAAACGTTTTTATTGTTAGGCTCACTTGCATACTATCGAAAAGATTCATCTAGTGCATTAGTAAAAACATTTAACACTAGAATGAATAAAGTTGCTACTAATATTATTGATTTTATTCAAATTCACTATGTTACTAAAAGAAACGACACTGAGTTTTGGAAGTGGTGTAATCAAAATATTGAACTAACTGATTTTAATAAAGATACTCTCGATACATTCAAGGAAGCATTTGTAAGTCCAAGCTATTTTTCAGAGCATCAATTAATGTTTAGTTTTTTTAATTGGTTACAAGTTATGCACGGATTACATATGTTTGACTATGATTCTGTTAAATCTTTCTGGGAAAAGAACTTTGCTAGTCTACACAACGAACAGATTAAAAGAGTTATCCATGAAGGTACTAATACCCGTTCTGACGAAGGTAAAATTTATACCCATAGAGAAGCACTAAACTTACTAAAGGAGAGATATCTTGAAACTACAATCAACCTCTAAGATTGTTATACTTGGCGGCGGCGTTGCAGGTTGGCTGTCTGCGCTAGTTATTAGAAAAAAGTTTCCATCTATAGAAGTTAGTGTAGTAGAAGATCCTAATAAGCCTCCTATTATTGCAGGCGAAAGTGGCACTACTACATTTGTTCAGTTATTACAAGACATTGATATTGACTTTGACGACTTTGTTAAACACACAAAATCTACTCCTAAGATGGGTGGTAGATTTAAAGACTGGAATGGAGTTGGTAGTGAATTTATACATTGTTTACAAACTGATTATGCACCTTGGCTAGACGGTTGGACTGATACTGAAAAAGCTATGAGTGAGATTACTATTGGTGAATTAAAAAATATTATGGTAGCTGAAAGACAAAAGGATCTATATCAAGCTACTTTACTAGGAAACAATGTTCCATTGGCAGATGCATTTTACGCAAACTATTTTATTAAAGAAAACAAAGTTCCTTTTGGCGCAAGTAGAGCTGACTTGCCTATTATTCCAATGTGGCATAACGAAAGTAGAGCAACAGCAGCGTATTTAAAATCTATTGCATTACAACGTAACATTGATTTGATAGAAGGCACATATGTTGATGCAACACAAAACGATAGCGGCGATATAACAAGTTTAGTTTTAGATGACAATCGAACAATAGAAGGAGATTGGTTTGTTGATTGTAGTGGCTTTGCACAACTACTAATTAGAAAAAAATTAGGAACAAAATACACTGATTACTCAAAACATTTTACACATAATTCTGTTATTGCATGGTGGGACGAACCTAAATATTCAGTAACAACAAATGCAACAGCGATGAAATATGGATGGCGATGGAATATTAATTTGCAGCATAGATCAGGTAACGGTTACATTTACGATAACAACTACATCACAGCAGATCAAGCATTAGAAGAAGCAAGGAGTGTATGTGGGGAACATATTGAACCTATTGCTTCGTTTACATATACACCCGAAGTAGCAGAAGAAAGCTGGAATAACAATGTTATAGCAATTGGTCTTAGTAGTGGATTTTTAGAACCATTAGAAGCAAACGGTATTGCAATCATTTGTGAAAGTTTATTTGCGTTACAAGACTTATGGGATCCTACTAGAGGGCGTCACACTGTACAGCAAGAACGATTTAATGACAGAGTATCAGTTGTTTATGATGATATTAAAGATTTTATTGCTTTGCATTTTAGAGGAAAAAGAAGCGATACAGATTTTTGGCTAAGCCATATGCACGATCAAGAACGTATTCCAGAATCTTTAAGACAAAAATTAAAACATTGGGAATCGTTCTTTTATGGACATTCACCGGTTGAGCCAGTATTTAACGGTTATTCACCAACTGCCTGGATGCAGGTTGTTCAAGGATTAGACATATTTCCTAGTACATACTTTACCCAAACATTTGAAGATAAACTAGATATTGGTAAAAACGTGCTAAATACTAATGTAAAACGCTACAAAGAACTTGTGGCTCCATTCTGGACTATCGATGAATGGATTAAGAATATTGATAAATAAAGATATAGGAGTTATACAATATGGCAACTTACAAAATGATTATAAGAAAGGAAATAGGTAAAGCACCTATTACCTCGGACACTTGTGAAGCAAAAAACAAAGAAGAAGCATCAAAAATCTTTGAAGAGCGTCACACACCGAAGAAAATCGTTGCAGGCCCAACTAAAGTCAGCGACTAATTAACGCTTAAATCCAAGCACATCTTTAACGTTCTGCACTTCGTCTTTTATCTCTTGACGAACAAACTCTGCAGGAAGGCCTAGTGCAAGTTTAGTATCCCACTTTAAATGAGAATAAGGTCCATCAGCTTCCACATACTGTAGGAAAGCCTGTACTATCTTATTACCCTCGTATGGGTTTCGCCAGTGTTCGTGTCTACGTCCACTGTATATAACAATGTCACCAACATCTAAATTAATTTCGTGTTCAACACCATCTTCATTTTTGATGTATATTGGCCAATTGTATTCTGGTTCTTTTGATATTGCAACCGACACTGATACTTCAGAACTAGGTCTGTCAAAGTGTTTTTTAAGTTGCGAACCTTTATAATATATTCTAGCATAAGAGTAAACTGGTACTAACTCACTTCCCCATTCTTTTGCAACCAAAGGATTTAGTTTTACCATTAATGCTTCAAACATCAAGGGAGCGTATCTCGCAAAAGTTTTTTCTTCTAGGTCAGATAAGTCAGCACCAGAGTACAATACTTTACAAACTTCTTCCATCATTTCGTACTCTAATGCAAGAAATTCGCAGAGTTCTGTTGATACTGCGCTTCGTATAATTTTGTAATCTTCTATCATAGCAGTGGCATTAATCCCATATTGCCAAATGGTCTTTCTTCATAGTGTCTAATTAAAGGACTGTTTGGTATTGTGTGTACATCAAAACCTATTGTTGTTCTATAACCTTCATATGGTTCTAGTACTTTAACTTCGTGTTCAGCATGTCCTGGTCCAAAATATATTTGTCCTGGCTTATTATCAATGGTCCAATTATCAAATATAGTTTGTGTATTTTTAGGATCAATACTAATATATCCATGCCAATCAAAATCATGTCCGTGCCTTGTTAAACATTCGTCTGGTCTATGATAGTTTAACCATGCTTGTATCCATAGAGGTCTATCCTCACCTAAGTTACTTCTTACAAATGTTCCAAGCTCTTTATATATGTCATAAAAAATAGTGCTAGGTGCAGTTAGTGCAAATACATTATACAGATTGTAAGACCAGGTGCTTTCATCTTTATCAGGAAATATTTTCTTAAAAAGAGCATGTGCGTTATCTAAATGATCAGATATCTGAGTCTTATTTTCAATTATATGTTGACTCTGGTGTATGTAGTATTCGCTCATCCTAGTTGAACCCTATCTAAATTCATGTTAATAACAGCTCTATAGGGTGAATCTTTGCAGAAACTACTTGAATGATAATACTTGCCTGGAAATATAACTACTCTACCTTGCTTAGGTTCAATGCGTTGTTTGATTGTAAAATCATTTGATTGAATACGCATAATATCATCTTTACCTGCATCGTAGTCATCGTTTGTTTCATTAAAGATAACTGTGTCACCATCAGAATCATTAACATAATAAATTGCATTCCAATGCTCAAAGAAGCTGTCTATGTGCGGCATATGGTGGTCTAACGTGCTTGTTTTATTAGGTAGGGTCAAGTTAGCTCTCATGCGTATTAACCTGTTATACGGCGTCTTAGACGCACTAGTAATGCTTAAAACAAGAGGATATATAAAATTAAAGTGTTGACTTACTGCTTGTTGTTTTTCGTAAAAGAAGTGATTAAATCCTGCATGATTACTTTCACCTTGAAGTTCTGCATCTGGTGATACCATTGTTTGGTTAAACACCCAACCAAACTCCCATCCTGTCATTAAACTTTTAATGTGTTCAGAATAATCTTTTGGAATAACATTGTCAATTACTATAATATCGTTGTTCATCCTGGATACCTTTGTACTGCTGTGCCATAAAATGTTAGCATCAATGTGTTGTCTGCAAAGTTTGATATTTTATAAGGTACTTGAGGGTTCCAAAGTACACATCTATTAAACATATTTTCTATTGACATTGTTTCTATCTGTGTTCTACTATCATAAAATTTAATTCCACTATCAGGGATTAAATTTTCTTTTGTTAAAAATATAGTTCCTGCAATATTGTAAGATCCTATCATTTTAATTTGATCAACACATTCGCTGCCTATGTTTTGATATTCGGAATGTAAAAATGTAAACTGGTCTTTTCCAACCACATGCTGAATTAACTTTCCAAGAAGTTTTTCAAACATGTCATGATTAATCACATCTAAACTATTTGAACGTGTACCTAAAAACAACGAATTATCCTGGTCAACATAGTCTTGCTTATTAGCATGATTAACTACTAGTTGAGGGTTTTCAAAAAAGTTATCAATAACTTTTATAGGTTGTGTAATATTTCTAATCATGCTACCCTCGCAAAAAATACCTGTGTTAATCTCGAGTCTTCGAGTGTAGTACCGTAGAAATTTTCTGGACTGTGCCAATTCCTTGTATCAAATATAATACAACGATTGTATACACTTTCCATAGTTATTGTTTTTTTAAATTCTGCTACTTGCTGGTTTCTTATTTTATCAAACTTTTCTTTTTGTTCTACTTCCACATCAAGAACATCTTCCATAAATGTTTGAGAGTATTTGCTACCATCAAATGTATCATTATCTTCGTAAATAGTGGTACCTGTACCGTTAAACGGTTCTTTGTTTAGATAAATTACCCCAGCAATATTTAATTTAGGATCATCGTCGTGTACCCATCCACGAGTGTACGATCCGGGTGTAGAATGAAATGCTGATTGAAATTCATCAAACTCTGTATAACCATAATCATTAAGATATACCATTAACTTTTTTCCAAGTATTTCTAATGTTTCTCTATCAAATTCATGAAGTAACTTAGTTCTTATTCCAGGCCAGCTACCTCTATTACCTTTAAAAAACTCTAAACCTAGTGCATAATCACGAACAAGGTCGGGCTCGTCATAGAAATTATCAATCACCATAGTTGGAAGGTATGGATACTTAAATCTATCTTTAAGATTATGTGATTGAATACTAGACATTGATTGCTTGTCTTGCTCTATTAATTCGTTAATATAATCTTGATCAGCCATCAATTTTCCTTGCTGTAAAATTCATAGTCATTACAATCCTTTTTGTAAACACTTTAGGACATGTACTTGCATGATAATGCCTTCCGTTGAATACTAATACTTTGCCTTGTTGTGGCATACTTTTGTGCATAGGTCTGTATTTTTCTGATTCTTCTGTTTCGTGAAACACAATAGTTTCACCATCACACTCATTAACATAGTAACACGCAGTATAATGATCTACATTAAAATCTACATGTGGTGTATTGTGTTGATACCTTACATGTGGCATCATATATTTTGTGTTAAGCAAAAATCCTAGTCGCATACGTAACACTTGATCTAGTTCTAATCCTGCTTTTGCACAAGTATTTTGTAGCAAGGGAGTAAAAAATTCTAATCCTGGATTTTCTTTATTGTCAGGATGATACACTAAATTTGCAAAACTAGGGGTAGAGGTATTAATATGATCCTTCTTTTCAAATGTTGTATCTTCCATAAAATGCCAATCAAAAGTTATGTCAGTTACTACATCAAATATTTGTTTCTGATAATCATGTTCGATTACATTTTCTATTTCAATTGGGTTAAACATTGTTGATCCTATAATAATTTCTATCTACTGCATTTTCCATTGCCTCTGTTGGTAGTTTCTGCCAACACGGAATACTCAGAGATATTCGTTTGCCTTTAGGATACGCACAATGATATTGCCTTGATGGAATATATAATGCATCTCCTGGTTCTAATTCTACGTCAATATCTACTTCCATATCCTTGTCATGTAACTTACCATTCATTAACCCTGTTCTGTGCATGTAAGAAATTTTATTCTTATACACTTTCCATCTAGTTTTTCCTTCTGCTTGAATAATAAAATTACAAGGATAATCATCATGTATTGTAAAAGACTTAGAATCTTTTAGGCCACAATACACATGTATTGCAGCGTGTACACTAAACATATTTTCAAATACGTTTAGAAAATCCATTGTTTTTTGATTATGAAATCCGTAATCTAAACAGATTAATCCATAACCAGCATTTACTTTATCAAATATAAAACCTTTATCTTGTACACCTCTGTCATAAATCCAATTTTTTCTACTTACAGGTATTTCAATTTTGCTGTTGTCTAGACTTATAAGTTCAAAGTTATAGCGTTCTGTTTTGTTTGTGTGCTGCTCAATGTCTTGCCATGTGACTAGTTCACTAGGATCGTCAATCAACTTCTTAAAGAAGTGTGGCTTATCGTCAAACGCTAAGTTTGTTTCGTTAAGTATTCTTCGACTGAAGTCGTTCATCATCTGTCCTCACTAACTTAACATTAAAAGATACACTTACTCTATCTTCTTCTGTTTTATTTCTATCAACACCGTGTGGTAACCATCCAGGAAACAATATTAGTTTACTTGACATTGGTTCAAATGCAATACAAGATGCACTAATTGGAGTATAACTCTGCATTGGTGCTGCTGATGCAATAATAAAGTCTTGCATATGGTTTTTATAAACATTAATGTTACCCTGCTCGGGTCTTGCACTTACATAATATACACCAGATATAAAAGCGTTATCATGTATATGTACTGAATTTGTGTTGCCTTGCTTATTAATATTAAACCAAAAGTTTTCCATTAAAGGTGTACAATAGTCTTCATGGTATCCGTAATCACGTATGCAATTATCAACCTGATCCATAATCATATCATGTAACGGTTTCATTTCAGCATATGTATCAGGTCTAAAATCTTTTGACTGCCAGCCTCCTTGATTACTTAACTTTCTTCCATCATCATCATCTTTGTGTAGTTGATAACAAAGTTTTAGCATATCGGTATTATCTAATTGCGTTTGCTCCCACCATACTGGAGTAGGAAAGTATAAATCCATTTGCATCATGATACGGTCCTCAAATCGCCCATTGTAACTTCTGGTGGAAAATCATCTGAAAATGCAAATGTATGGCTCCATCTAAAATCTACACTAGGAGAAACAATTGCAGCATGACTGATGTCTGCTTTGTACATAGTCATTTTTCCTTCAGTAGATGGTGCAGCACCCATACATTCAAATCCCCATTTACTTAATTCATCGTCTGTCATATTAAACCATGCATCAGAACGTTTAGGTGACTGCGCTAATTCTCTCCATGATTCAAACAAAGGATGTTTTGTATCAAGCTGAAAATCGTATACACAGTTTTTTACTTCTCCATGATACTTGTATAATTTTGTATTTGAATCCTCAATTGAATGATTAGTAAACCATAAATTAGCAACCAACCCTTTAGGATAATCTACATGCGGAAGTCTATAACAAGTAATTGGTTTTGCTCTGTCTTTAAAATAAATATTGCCCCATTCGTGTATTTGAGGATCATACATATTCTCTTCAACGTTTTTAAGATAAAAATCTCTAATTAAAAAACAAATGTTTTTGTATACCCAGTCTGGTAAGTGTACAGTGTCAAACGGATTAGGATCCATGTTGCCTTCTGCACTGTTATCTTTAACAATAGGAAAACATTTTACTAAGTTTTTAAATATTTCAAAACCGTCATTATAAAACGGATTGTCTGCAATCCAATACCCAATACCTTGACCTAAGTCAACATATTCTGTAGCAAAGTCATCTAGTGACTTTACTTTTAACACTTTATCTATAGTGTTTGCATCAGGGTAACAAATCTTAAAATCCATCATTTAATATTAATTGTCATTACAATTCTTTCTTTGTCTGTATTGTTAGGTGTAGTAAAATGTTTAAGCCACCCTGGAAAGATAATAACATCTCCTGTTTTACATTCTACTTCACGTAGTGTTTGTGTTTCATTAACTATCGGAAAGCTGCACATCTGATACTCTAACGGATTTCTAAATACAATATTTCCACTGTCAGGTGGACATTTTAGGTAGCAACTAGCAACGAATGTGCAATAGTTATGATGGTGTTCTTCAGTATAACCAGATCTATAATGCCTATTAAACCACGATCCCGTTACTTCTGAATGTCGGTTATAAAAATTTAATTCTTCTTTGATGACTGTTAGTTTATGACCTAACCATTCTTGAAATTCAGCAAGTTCTTGCCACGTGTGTGGACTTTGCCATTCGGGGTTTGCTACAGTTGATATAGCGTTGCCTTTTTCTAGAGCCGAGTTATGCTTAACAACATTAAAAACTTCGTCAATAGGTTTTTGTAATATGTCTAAAGGAAAGTCGTAAGTATACTTCCATACATAAGGCGAAAAGAGATGAACTCCTCCATCATTATTCTGACTGCTTACCATGCTCTTCCTCATAGGTCTCTAAAGCTAAATCTAAACCCATAAGTGTTCCTTCCATTTTTAGTGTATCCATAGAAAGTTCTTGGCGTTTTGCAAAGTCAATAGAAGTAATACCGTAAGGATTAAGTTTTAGATCTGCAAACTCTGCTTCTAACTTTTTAAGTTCGGCATTTTGTGTTTCGAGGTCAGCTGTTAATTTTATCTTAACAGCAGTAAGTTTTTTAATATAATTGTTTTCCATATTTGTCATCCTTTGTGTTTATACTTATTTAGAATCTTAGAGGATCTCTGTAATCTTGAACCTAAATGATCATCCTCTAATATTACGCAATTAGCTGCATAATTATAAGCAGCTTCTCGTCTATGATCAGTTTCAGTTGACTCATCAATTATAGCATCATATGAACTATAAAGCAAGTCCTGTCTTTTTACAGGAATATACTGTGCTAATGGGGTTCCTGCACGGACCAGCGTTTCACCGTCAAGTAATTTCCAAAACAGTTGAACATTTATTACATGCGACTGTGTAGGATCTAGTATTCCGTGTGCTGCTGTAAACCTCGATTCATTGTTATATGTTACCGGCAATTGCAGTAGCAACATATCATCGGAAGCTTCAATTCTCCATGGAGTTTCAATTTTAATTGTAGTGTGTAATGTGTCTGAAGGATCATCTAATATTGGCATTGTTTGAGACTTGTCATGCGATGCAACATAAGATTCTGTATTTGGTAAACCTTTACCAAATTGCATTGGTTCAGCCCATTCAAAAGATGCTCCGTCACCATTTGTTTTAATTTTAAAATCAGCAGGTGCAGTAATAATCCAACCTGTATTTGCAATCTTTCGTATGCCTGGACATTTAGATACAGGACTAACTCCTGGAGGTGGTACATTTTTAGTAAACGATCTTACTATTGACAGTGCTTTTACAGGAGGGAATAAATCCTTTACACCCGGGTATACACTATAAAAACGAATATAAGACTTCTTTTTTTTAAAAAAGTTCTTTATATTCTTAATCAAGTTTATGGTCATCCACACCACCATATATATTATCTAGCAGGTATTGATAATGCGTCGGAAGATCTTTAATGTGATCTATAAGAAAGTTTTTATATTGCTTATACATTCTATCAACAGCACCTACTTCTTCCTCAAGCATTGCTTGTTCGTGATCATATTTGTATAATAGTGAAGGAGTTCCTGTTGGACGTAGCCCCATACCTGCTGCAATAAAGTTATGCCCAACTAGATCAGCAGTATAACTATGCGCTCCAGCTAAGTTTCCAAACAGATTAGGCCACTGACCTTGTTTTTGCATTTCGTCGGCATGCATACTCGGGTCGAATTCGTTAAGCTCACTGCACCAGCGCCAGTATGGAGTGTCTTCACGCATTGACATTGCATAGTGTGCTGCAACAAAGTCTCTAAACTTATTAACATCATATTCAGCCGAGAAGTTAAATCCTTCTCTTTCACTGCCTGTTACAAAACCTTCTCTACGATTCAGAGTATCAACTAGTTTAATAATATTTTCGTGTGTTGTTAGTAGTCCTGTTGATTCTAAAGGCTCAACAAATCCGTAACTAAGTCCTACACCTACAACATTACCTTTCCATGCTCTATGCCTACGACCATGTCTAATCTTAACTTCAAACATTTCTGCCGCTTTAGCAATTTCTGGTGTATGTGTTTCTGCAATATGTTTTCTAAACTCTTCTTTCGCTGCTTCAGGTGTTGTAAATCTTGTTGAGTAAACATATCCTGTGCCAATTCTATTCCATAAAGGAATGTTCCAAACCCAGCCGTTACCAAGTGCAAAGCAATCGGTTACATTGTGCATTTGTTTTTCTCTATCAGTATAAGGAAGTCTACACGCCCAAGCAGCGTCATTTGCTAATGTACCTTCAAATGATCTAAAGTGCGATCCCATCCATTGTTCTAATAGTACTGAAGCAAATCCTGTACAATCAATGTACAAATCGCTGTTTAGAATAGTTCCGTCATGGCATAAAACTTGAGTAATATAATTATTAGTAGGATCTTTCATATGTGAATGAACTTCACCGTATATATGTTTTACACCTAATGGAATTGCAATGTTGTCTTTGAGATATTGACCAAACAACTGTGCATCCATATGATAAGCAGTATCTAATTGCCAATTAAAGTTTCTTAGTACACCTTTTTCATTTTTAGTTTCTTTGTTATACTCTGCTAGTAGTGTATTACCTGTACAAAAGAATCTAGCATATTCTTCAGGACCATAATCTTCAGGCCTCATTGCAGCTAAGTGCTTCCAATTATCTTCGCCTGATGGCTTATCAGTAAGATCAAGTCCGTTACTAAAAGGATACTGAAATACTTCACCTTTATTTTCTCTAAAGTTTGTAAACTGAATTGAATTTTTATATGTAGCATTACACGCTGCCATCCAATCTTCATCTTTAAGATCAAGTAACTGCATGAATCTATTAATATGCCCAAGTGTACTTTCACCAACACCAACCGTTCCAATTGATTTGGATTCGATCAATGTTACTTCTAAATGTGGGCAACATTTAGCTAGTGCTGCTGCTGTCATCCAACCAGACGACCCACCGCCTACAATTGTTACTGTTTTATATCTCATTTTTAATCCTTTGGTAATATATACTACTATTATTTATCTGCATACATAGAGCCATCACTAGTGGAATTGGCTATAATATTCCAGAGATGTTGGAAACGCATCTGTAATTTGTTGCTTTTCTTTGTTATTATTATCAATGATTTGCTGTAAATCTTTAACTCTATTATCAAACTCTACGTTCCAAAAATGCATATTACTATGTTTAAAGCTAGTATATGGGTTTATTTTATGCCCTGCTAACATGTAAATGTTAGCGCCTAATGTGTTAAATGATAGTTTTTCTTCTACGTTAAAGAATTGAGACCCTCGTAGTTCGTAAATTTCTTTTAGTAGTGGGCTATTGTTAAAGTCTTGTTGTTGTATATCTCGCCAATATTGGGTGTCGTCTCGGTTAGTCATAGCATAGTGCAACGTAATAAAATCTGCAAAGTATAAAAACTGTTCACGACACGTATGATTAAATGACTGTGCATCAAAGTTGTTTAATGCATCTTTACCTTCTGCAATGTTTACAAAGTTTAATAAGAATTCATGGACACTCATTAATCCATTAGATTCTAGCGGTTCAATAAATGCGCCAGCAAGTCCAATACTTATGCAGTTCTTAACCCATAGGCGTTTACTCATACCATTACGCATACGTATGTGCTTAAATTCCATTTCTTCTGCAACTGGGCCTAAGTAATCTTTAAACTCTTGTAATGCTTCTTCTTTACTAGTATACTTACTAGCATAGTTATATCCAGTACCAATACGTTCCCAAGTTGGTATTTCCCAAACCCAACCGTATCCTAGTGCGACAGAATTGGTATATAACCGTAATTCTTTTTCTTTATCTTTATAAGGTCTAGCTGCGGCCCAAGCACAATCGGTATAAGTTTTATTATTAAACTCCCCCCAAGGTTCTTCTAGTACACCTTCGATTAATGCACGTTTAAACCCTGTACAGTCAAAAAATAAATCTCCAGTAATTGTTCCGTTATCTGTATCTAAACTTGTAATATAGCCGTTTTCGTCAGTTTGTGCGCCATTAACATCTGTGACTACATGTACTACACCTTTTGGCAAACAATATTCATCACGCAAATATGCATAAAATTTATGTGTATCAAAGTGCCATGCTGCGTCTTTTTGTAATGACCAAATACCATCACCAAACATAGTAACCGGAACTTTATTTGAATCTAAACATTGTGAGATAGGAGACATATCGTTAACTAAATCTTCAAAAGGTACTTTAGTAAGATATTGATGTTGAAACCATTCTGCTACATTAAAGAATCTCTGATCTAATCTACCAAATGGATAATGAAATCCTACTTTATCGTTTTTGTGAAAGTTTTCAAATCGGATACTTAGCTTGTTAATAGCATTACATTTTTTGATAAAATCAATATCAGGTATTCCTAAATACTCTTGCCATCTACGCATAAGTTGCGTAGTACTTTCGCCAACTCCTATTACAGGCTTTGTTGGTGATTCAACTATTGTAATGTTTTTGTTAGGAAATGCTTTTACCATAGTGGCGGCCGTCATCCAACCTGCACTTCCGCCTCCCACAACTACAATATTCTTAAATTCCACTATAAGTCCTTTGATAGATTATATGCTACTATTATTTAGTTGGGTGTGAGAGGTGTAGAAATAAAAAAAGGCTCCGAAGAGCCTTTTGATATTTGGAGTATACTCGCTTACGTTTTTATTACATGCCTGGAATAGGATCGTTAGATTTATCTGTCCAACCATGGTATCTTTTCCAGCACGGCATATCTTCTGTGCTTGAATTAACTGGTTTGTCATTGCTTGGTTCTGTAGTATTTCTACGTACCATTGCCATTTCTTCAGTAATAGCCTCTGGTTCTTCTGGTGCAGGAATCATTGATTTTACTGTAGCAATGTGTGATGCCCACGGTCCTGAAGCAGAAATAGTTCCTGATTCTTGAATTTCGTGGAACAACATATCTAACTGTTCACCCACTTCGCCATAAGCAACTCTTCGTGCTTCTGAATCTTGTGTGTATGGGCCGTCTCTTTCAACCCAAATCATTTGTTGTTGCTGTGGAGACCATTCTAATGTCCAGTCTAATTCAATTTCGTCTGGTGCATCGACCCACTGCATTTTTGCATCTGGTCCGTTATAAATTTCGAACTCTTCGCCTGGGTTTCTAATATCCTGTACCCAGCCTTGAAATCCTATAAGTGCTTTTTTCATGTTTAATATACTCCTATTTGTCTATTATTTATTACTTATATTCCTCAACGACTACTAAGCCCGGTCTTCCATCTGAACCTCTATGTCCATGGAAGTACCCGCCTGTGCCGCCTGTACCTGGTGCACTGTGTCCCTGGTGATTGTGTGCAAAGTGTCCACCCTGTGGATGCCCTGCTGGTGCAGCACCTCCAAAGTATGTAGCGCCTCCAGGCCCAGCACTATGGTGATGACAACCGCCGCCACCTTGGTGAAGATTTAAGTTACCACCCGAACCGTTACCACTAACGCCTCCCGAGTGTTGATTTTGTCTATTGGCTCCATGTCCTGCACTTGCTGACATGTAAGGTCCAAAGCTGGTAGCATTTCCATTACCACCTGCACCTGAATAATATGTACCTCCACCACCGCCACCAATAGTAATACCTACACTACTGATACCTGTGACATCCATAATTCTTTCTGAGTAACCACCAGCACCACCTGACTCTCCGTGACCACTTGCGCCACCGCCGCCGCCGACTAGTTTAACTCTAATATATCTTACGCCACTTGGTCTGTTCCAAGTACCGTTACCTGTAAAAACTTGTATACCCGAAAAGCCTTCATTTCTATATTCTAAACCATTACCTGCTGAGTTTGCAGAAAGAATAGTATTATTTCCGCCAACACTTGTAAGTCCAGTACCACCTCTACCAACTGGAACTGTACCTGTTACTACTGATGAACCTAAGTTAACAGCAGCATCTGCTAGTTTGTTTGCGTCAACAGCGCCAGATGCAATATCGTCTGCTGTAACTGTAGTAGCGGCTATCTTTGATCCTGTTAGTGTAGCATCAATAAATGCTTCACCTGTGTACTGTTTTAGTGTTTGATAGTTAAATGCCATTTTAATAAAACTCCGTTACTATGATTAATCCCGGTCTACCGTCGGCGCCTCTATGTCCACTAAAATAACCTGCTGTTCCACCTGTACCTGGTGAACTATGTCCCTGGTGATTGTGTGCAAAATGCCCACCCTGTGGATGTCCTGATGGACCTGGTCCACCAAAGAAACTTGCTCCTCCCATACCTGACGAACGTTCTTCGTGACAACCGCCACCACCGCCGTATATGTTTAAGTCTCCTCCGCTTCCAACTCCTGATAAACCTCCGTTGTGCTGATTATGTCTGTTTGCTCCGTGGCCTCCAGATGCACTTAGATATGGACCAAAACTTGATCCGCCTGCATTACCAGCAGCACCAGAGTAGTATGTTCCTCCTCCACCGCCTGCAACACTACAAGTTACTGAGCTAATTCCTGTAACATCTATAATTTTTTCTGAGTAACCACCAGATGCGCCAGCTTCGCCGTGGCCACCGCCACCGCCTCCTGCTCCTTGTACTTGTACAAGAATATATCTTACGCCAGCTGGTTTAGTCCAGGTACCTGTACTTGTGTAAACACTCATACCTCTGATACCTGTTGGTGCAAATGTTAAGTTATTATTGCTTGAATTCATTGTTAGTGCTTGATATGAACTACCGACAGCAGTTTGTCCTGTACCACCTTTACTAAATGCCGCTGTACCAGATACTACACTACCACCTAAATTAACAGCACCTGCTGCCATTTTACCACTAGTAATAGAGCCATTGGCTAGTTTTGCATTTGTGACCGAATCTGTTCCTAAATCTGCTCCTGTAACAGTAGCACCATCTAAGGAAGTATTGCTTAGTTTTTTAAGTGTTTGATAATTAAATGCCATTCTCTTCCATACTCCTTAATAGTAATTAGTCACAATAATTAATCCAGGTCTTCCGTCCGAACCTCTGTGTCCGTGGAATGAGCCTCCTGCTCCACCTGTACCTTGTGCTGTGTGATTTTGATGATTGTGTGCAAAGTGTCCACCTTGTGGATGATTTCCTGGAGCGCCTCCGCCAAAATATGTATTCGCTGTACTTGCTGCACTACGACTGTGGTGACCGTAACCGCCGCCACTGTGTAAATTTAAATTACCACCTGACCCATTACCACTAACACCACCTGAGTGTTGATTCTGTCTATTTGCTCCGTGTCCTGCACTTGCACTTAAATATGGACCAAAACTTGAAGCATTTCCATTACCACCTGCGCTGGAATAATATGTGCCGCCGCCACCGCCACCAATAGTTACTGATACAGAAGAAATGCCGGTTACATCGATATACTTTTCAGAATATCCACCTGCGCCGCCACCTTCGCCGTGGCCACTGCCACCGCCTCCAGCACCTTGTACCTGTACTCTAATATATCTTACACCAGTTGGTCTACTCCATGTAGTACTTCCTGTGTAAACGTTCATACTTGCAATACCGTGTTGATCAGTAGTTAGTGCTGATCCGGTACTTCTTACTGCTCTGTACGCACCACCACCACTATTAATACCTAAACCACCCTGTGCAACTGATAACGCACCAGTTGTTTTAGCACTTCCTAAATTTACAGCACCCGTAGCCATCTCAGCAGACCCAACTGCTCCGGCAGCTATGTTTCCAGAAGTTACAGTTGTGTTCGCTAAGTCTACTTGTGCTAGACTTCCGTCTACAATTGCAGCCCCTGTAACTTTCTTTAACGTTTGATAATCAAATGCCATTTTTTTCTATGCTCCTGTTAAATTGATGCCACTAACCAACCACTTGCTGCGTCAGTATATTCTAATGTAAACGATGCACCATTAGTACTTACAGTCATATTATCAGAAGCTCTCATAATTTTTAAACCATTAGCACCAACTGTTAGGTTATTACTACCAAATGTTCCTGAATAATCTTGGAACTTGATTGTATCACCTTCTACTGGTGAACCCGGTAATGTTACCGTAACTGGTCCGCCTGCACTGTTAACAATATAGAATGTATTTGAAACAGCTGATGTTGATGACGTAATTACTACTCTTGGTAGCTCTCCTACTACGTGCCATTGTACCGCGTTATGGTTATAAATTTCTAAAATATTTTTAGAAGTATTATAATACAAAACTCCAGAGTTAGCACTAGCGGGGCGTTGAGCAGTAGTACCAGACAGTATAGGTGGCTGATCGTTAATTCCTTGTCCTACTATTCTTCCCATAATGTTCTCCTTAGACCGTTGATGTTTCTATACCTAAACACACAGCTGATACGTTAATTGCGTTTGATCTAACAACAACGACCTTAGATGCGTCAAGTACTATACCAGTTCTTTCTAACACACCATTTGCAGATACTTGCGAGTCATACTCTAAATAATCTGCGTCTGCTGGTGTTCCAGAAGAACTAACTGCGATTCTCACCTGTGCAGCACTTGCTGACCTATTACAGATATTTACCGTTACTACGCTAAAGTTATCTGCTGGTACTGTGTATAGGGTAGTGTCAGTAGCCGCTGCAAGGTCTGCTGTCCCCAATATTCCTGTTGCCATTATATTTTTCTCCGTTTATAATTTATTTCTAGTTTAAGAAGTACTGCCAAGCTATTGGAAGTCCTCTAACTCCACCTTTGAAATTTAAGTTAGCATTAACTTTAATTGCCGCTTGTGTAGTTGTTGTTATTTGTGTTCCAGCAATATAAATTGCACCTGCTGTAACACTATTTACGTTAAGTGATGCACCACCGCCACCAATTTGTGAACTGATGTAAGCCTTAATAGCTCTTTGTGTTGGTACAACACTGTCACTATCTGCTGTGAAGAATGGGTCTGTACTAAATTCTTCAATTGAAGCAGATCCTCCACCTAGCGTAACTTCACCAAGTGATAGTTCTTGTAGTCCTGCAATGTTAAATGCATCAGCATTCAATGTTGCAACACCAGTTGACTGTTCAACACTAAACAATCCACCAACTCTAAAGTTACCATCTTGGTCAGTAGCAGTGTAGAACACTCTACCACCGTTACGTTCTCTAGTTTCTTGAGCTTGTATTGGATCTTGTGTTGGAAGTCCTGGATAATTGGTTTCAGTAAAGTTACCTGTACCAATATCTAGGAAGTCATGTCCTGTTAAACGTACCTGCGAGTACTTAATTCTAGTTGTTACACTAGTACCATGTGCAGGAACATTAATAATTTTCATATTCGGTGATACTTGTAAGAAACATGTATAAGCACCTGGGTTTGTACCTAGTTGTGTTATAATGTTAACAAGTTTAAACGTGTCATTTGGTAAATGTCCAAACACAACATTTGATCCTGTTACCGGAATATTTGTAAGTTGTCTAACAGCAATGAACGAACCACTTTGGAAGAAGTCTGCATGACCATCACCACCTGTTAAGTCAGCGGAAGCTGAAACATATCCAGTTCCTCTGCTAAGGAATGTTGGGTTTGCTAACACACCGTTACCAATTCTAACTAAAAACGGTACTGCGTAAATTTCACTTGGGTCAGTAATAGTTAGTGTTGGAACACTATCATATCCTGCACCTGGTTCAATAATTCTAATCGAAAAGATCTTGTTCTGTGCAACAAACGTTCTAGCTTTTGCTGTAACACCCAGTCTTGATCTTGAAGCAATTGCTCCTGATACAACTGGAATTGTTACCCAATAACCTTTTTTACCTGATACACCATGTCCACATGCCATGTAACCTTCACCTACTTGGTCTCCAGTTACACCTTCTAGTGATTTCCATGTCCAGTTAAATCCGTCTTGCGATGTAGCAACATCATTAAAGCCGTCTAATCCGTCTAAGTATGCTGTAGCAACAAACTGTCCTTGTCCGTATTCAACTTTTTGCAATCCTGAAACTGCTGTTGAGTCCGGAGCACCCATTGGCATCGCTACCCATGTTGCGCCATCTAATGACATAGCACCAGTGTTGTTATCACTTGCTACTGCAACAAAGTGTCCATTACCCCATGCAACATCTGTCCATGCTCTTGAAGCCGGAAGTGCCGCTGCTGTCCAAGTTATTGCATCTGTTGAGTATTCAACAACTGTTGAGCTTGGTTTAATTGCAACAAACAATCCTTTACCGTATTCAATTCTTGTATGTCCAGTGTTGTTAAGTGTTCCTGTAAGATCCCAAACAACTCCATCTAGTGAAATAGCAACTGTAGCTGATCCTGCTTGTACTGCAACAAACTTGCCTTCACCGTATGTAACATCAGTCCATGTTCCGCTTGATGGCATAGTAGAAGTTACCCATGTAACACCGTCATCGGAGTATGCTGCTGTTGCACTACCTGTTGCTACTGCAACGTATCTACTTTGTAATGCTACAGTTGATCCATCGTCGATCAATCCGTGTGCTATAGATGTCCAGTTAGCATTTGGCATAACGTTTGCTGTCCAAGTTTTACCATCGGTACTGTAAGCACCTGCTGCTGCACTTGATTTAACAGCTACCCATGCACCTTCTTGTGCTGAACCTTCTGTTTCAATTTCTAAAATTACACCGTTAGTGTCTACTGATACAACTGTTACTGTAATATCATGTGTAGTTGCTGCGCCTCCAACATTATTACCAGCAATAGTAAATGTATTGTAACGTGTATATCCTGTTCCGCCACTTACGATTGTTGTAATGTATTTTCCACCGTTTTTAATAACTTGGAAACTAGCACCTGAACCGCCACTGTTATTGTATGTTGAGCTTGGTAGGTAAACTCCTGTTCTTGCACCCCATAATACATCTTGCCATGCACCACTTGTAGGAAGTGTTACACCTTCTGAACTATCAGTTGGAGCACTAAATACCGCTCTTGGTTCAACTGTATATGTTGATGAAGCATCTGGTGCAACAATTGTTGTACCTGCCACAATGTGATCAAATCCTGATGCACCTGTTGACTCTTTAGTAACTGCTGCAATTTTAGTACCACTGTTATATGATGAAATAATACCATATTGTCCAACTCCAGCACCGCCTGTAACGTTAACTCTCATACCAACGTATGCTGAGCTAATCTCTGCGTCTGTTGCAGCAAGTGTAATACTTGTTGATGTACCTGCCTGACAAGTGTTTGAGTTAGTAATGTAACCAAATCCACCAAAGTTACCGTCTGCTTCTGGAGCATTAGTACTATCGTCTACATTATCTTGTAGGAATACTTCGTGTACACCACCGTCTCTATACTCATCTGTCTCTGCTGTTGCGCCTGTACCAGCACCTGAAATCAACCAAGTTGCGTTAGTATATTCGTTACCAGCATTAGTAAATTCAAATGCGTAAACTTGTTGTGCATTATCAGTTTGTACACTACCAACTGTAGCTTCAAACTGGAATTTGTTATCAACAATAGCAGTGTTTGGAGTTTCAGTTGAATCAAATCCTTCTGCTACTGAACCAAAGTCACCATATGAGTTGTTACCGTTTGTACCTCTAATTCTACCACCGTTTTCTGACAAGTAACCTACGTGTGAGTAATATGAGAACACTGATACAAGCTCTGCTCTACCATTGTTTGTTACCCAAGCACCGATACCGTCGGATATAACCTGTGTAAAGTCGTTACTAACAATCGAATCGTTACCACCATTGTGTAGTGCGCCATCAATCTTTTGACCAATTGCACCAGTACCAAGTGTTGTTACGTTTTGTACGTATGGTGAACGTTCAATAATCCATGTTGAGAAATCATCTGGACCATATCCTGGATCAAGTGATACATAAGCACCACCCGAAACTCTTGAAGTTCCTAATGCATTTGGAGCAAGTAAGTCACCTGCCATGTTTGCAAGAGTTTGGTTTCTAACACCAGTAGCGTTTCTTACATAATAGAAGTCTTCGCCATCTCTTGTACCATGTACTGCGTTACCGTAGTATCTTGCAGCCTGTAATGATTTGTAGTTACCATGGTATTGGAAGTCATACTTGAGTGCGTCAAGTATTCTATTCATATCTCTTTCACATTTTGCACTGTTGTAGTCAAGCATAACAGTCATTGAGCCAGACGCATCATCTATTGACATCGCAGTAGAAGTGTTTCTAGTTTTTGCAACTGTAAACTTAGTACCTGAAATAATTTTGTTTACGTAGTAAGTTGTTCCTACTTCAAAACCATTTCCGCCAGCAACTGCTGGAGCACTTAATATTGTTCCGCTAACTTTAATTGCTGTACCAATTCTTAACCAACTAGTATCGCTAATTGTTAAAGAATCATCTGATGCTGCTGTTGCTGTACAAGTATCTTTATATGTGTCTTGTACCCATGCTGTAGATTCAGCAACAATAAAGTTTCTATTTCTTTCAATTTGTAAAATAGCATAGTGTGCATTTCTTACTTCAGTAACACAAGGTGATCCTTCGTTTGAACCACTGTACACAACATCGTCTAAGTCTTTCATTAATGTATTAATACGTGCAATCGCTGTAGCGTCTCCGCCAACATTTGCAATTGCTTGTGTTCTTACATATTCAAAAGCACTTCTTGTAGTTGCTTTTTGATCTAAGTCGTAAACATCTTTTGCTGTTGCTCTCAAGTATGAAAGTGCAGCTCTCATTGTTTGTTCGTTACTGTTTGTAGCAAGGTCAAACATAACTGCTTCCATGATCAATCTTGTATCACGTAAACATTTAGTTTGGTTGTATAATACTTTTGCTGTAGTGCCATCTGTTTTAGTAGCACTTGGATATACAACATCTGCTCCGCTTGGAGAGTTACAACTAAACACAATATTTGCTAGTGTGTAAGTATCTTCAATTGCTAAACCGTGTGCTGCGTCTACAGTAATATCCATTACACCTGTGCTGTTATTATATGTAACTGCTGTAATGTTTAATACAGTTCCGTTAGCTTTAGTAACAATACCACCACTTACATATGTGTGTGCATATACACTTGTTCCAACATAAGTTTCAATTCTAGTTGTGCTAGGAACATCCTGTACTCTAAAATCAGTGTGATAATTAGTTGGATTTAAGTGATTGATAACTCCCGTTACAACGGTCTCTTGCGCTGCATCTAAGGTCTCTACAGCGGTGATCAATGCTGAAGTACTAGTTACACTGTTCGTTAACTCTGGATAGTTAAATGCGTTTGCTACAACAGTTAAACTTGAACCGTCAGTAACTGTTTGTGTACTACCGCCAAATGTTGCAGACAATGTAAATGTGTTTGCATCTGGTGCAGTTTTAATCCAATATCTTCTAGTTTTGTATAATGCACCACTACCTGTACCATATGTAGTTCTCATCACAATTGCATCACCAGCTTGTAATCCGTGGTTAGCAGATGTAAGTGTGTTACTTGATGCTGCTGTAATTGTAATGTTTGGTTGATCGTTAATATCTGCAATTACTGCTGTAATAATATCAATTGATGTACCAATAAATGTTGAAGCTGCTGCACTACCTGCTGTACCTCTTGTTTGTGGTACAACACTTTGTAATGCTGTAACAGTAGTGTTAGTTGCAACATCTTGCATTATTGCTTTTAATTTATTGTATGCCGCAATAGTTGCTGCTGTTTCTGTGCTGTCAATTTGAGAAATAGTACCTTCCCAGTATGCCATAGCAGCAATTCTTGATTGGCTCTTACCACCATATGTTAAGTCGTAACAAATAGAGTCAACAATGTAACCTACATCTTGACGACATTTCATTTTACTGTATTTTACAGTAGGATAGTTAGCAGCGATAAATGCAATTAATTCTTCTTTAAAGAATTGTTTGTTTTCTCTAATTCTAGCTCTTGCATCTCCGTAACCATTTAAAAATGCAGCGTTGTATCCTGTAGGATCAGCACTGTTTCTTAATTCAAATTCACCAACTCTAAAGTCGATGTTTTTTTGCATTGTTCTAATTAAACGTTCAACATGTGTTTCTTCTACTGTGTCAGCAAAAGGAACAGCAATGTCTTGTGCAAAAGCGTTAGTTGAAGTCTTAGTTACACTTGCACCTTTAATAATATCACCAACAACACCTTCTAAACGTCCTAACGCAGCAATTGTATATTTTGCATCAGTCATATTTGTAATTGGTCCTGCAGGTCCAACGTTTGTGGATCTAACTTCTTCACCAAGCACAACAGTATTTTCTGGAACAATGATTGGTCCAATTTCTCTATACTGTCCTGTTTTAATTTTAATTGTGTTCTGTGGAGAATATCTTGCAGGAATATTAGTTGCATTGCCAGCAGCAATTGCATCTGTAATAATTTTTAAACCTGCTGCAAGTACAGTACCTGAAGTTGGTTCTGCAATCAATGTTGAAGATTTAAATTGTGAAACAACAGCAGTTGAATTATCACCGTTTGTAGTTTGGTAATTAGTTGTTGGATCAGTTTGTGCTAATACATTGTTAACTAGTGTTAGCATATATGCATATGCTGCTGCTGAGTTTGCTGCTTCTGTTGTTAAGTTTGAGTATGGACCTGTATTGTAAGGTGCTTCGTATAAAGCTCCAACAAATGCATTTGCAGCACCTCTTGATCTCTTGTTACCACCATGACACATGTCATAGACCATAGCGTCTAATACTAGTCCCATATCTCTGTGACAGTCATCATCCGCATAATCAAAGTTTTCCCAAATGCTACCACTTGCAGCATTTGCAATTTGATATGTAATCCATTCTGTAACTTCACGTTGAATAAACGCTTTGTTCATTTCAATTAAGTGTCTTGCTTCTGGATGTCTTGGACCGTTTAATACTGCTTCACAAGCATATCTAACTGATGCAAATGGTTTATCTAATGTTGCACCATGCACTGGATATGGATTATCTTGTCCATGTGGAGCAACGTAGTAAACGTAATCGTTTGCACCCATTGAACGCCATTCTGGATAGTTTGCTCCAGCTTGTAAAACTTGTCCTTCTACACCAATTGGAAGTCTAGCAACACCAGCACCGCCGTAGTAAACCAAATCACCTTTTGTTGTTAGTAGTGAAGTTTCACTACCTGTAATCATTTGGTTCCAGTAAGTACCTGTTGTGTCTTGGTCTGGACGACTGTTGTCTGCACCACCACCAGCTGCACCAATTGTTGATCCGTCATCGCCTTCTGATCTGTGTTTTAAAATACACACATATGCGTTATCACCAAACTTGACACAGTCACCTGCTTCATATTCGTAATCGTCAGCCCATGTGCCTGCCCAGTAAAAACCACTTGATAGTTTGCTCCAGTAATTAGGTTCAATTGGATGAGCTGCAACTCTTGCAGTCATTGATCCTGTACCTAGAGTTGGTGTAAATACTGTTCCGCCATGTGCGATTGAAATTGTAAATGTTGTTGCATCATCAACTGTCTTAATGTAGTATGTTGCACCTTCGTTAACGTTACCATAAACAGCACCGCTAAAGTATACTGACATACCAACAGCCATTCCTGTTGTGGATGTTGTTGTAAATTTGTTTGTTGAGTTACTTGATGCTGATATCGTAAAGTCGTTACTTAGCGAATCAACTGTAGCAACATATGAGTTACCGTTAACTGCTACAACTTGTCCAATTTTATAATCTGTTGCGTTGCTCCAGTTATTCTGAAAGTCAAAACCTTTACCAAACAATGCAAAGTTTGTAGTATCAGTTGAAGGATTAGTTGAAGCTGAATGATATGCTTTTGCTACGTATTGGTTACCACCGTATGATACAACATCACCTGGTTGGTATACTGTTGAATTGCTCCAAACGTTTTCATACTCAAAGCCTTCAATAAACTGTGTCCAGTTTGATGCGTCGGTTGCAAAGTTTGATGCATTTGAAGTATGCTGTGTAGTACAAATGTATGTACCTGCACCTTGCTTAACAATATCATTATATTTGTATCTTGTATTTCCTGTCCAAGCAGCTTTATATTCTAGTCCTTGGTTAAAGATATCCCATTTAGATTGATCATTTTCTAAACCACTAGAGGCAGTACTAGCAGAAGTATGACCTGTGTTTGCAACATAAGTTGTTCCACCATATCTAACTAAATCGTTAATTTTATATCTTGTAGAAACGGCCCAATCACTCTTCCAGTCAAAGCCTTCAGCGTAAGCAGTCCATTTAGCAATATCAGTTTCAAGACCTAATGAAGCAGTAGCGGCAGATGTATGCGGAGTAGAACAAATATAAATCTGTCCACCGTACTTAACTAAGTCGTTTGTTTTGTAATAAGTTGATGTAGCCCAATCGCCCTTCCAGTCCTGACCGTCTGTCATCTGGTTCCATCTTGAAGGACTTACGCTCAAATCTGTATAAAAATCTGCGTCACTTGTATGTCCTGTAGTACAGATAAACGTTTTACCGCCATATCTTACTACATCGTCTTTGTAGTAGACTGTAGGAGTGGCCCAATCGCCTTTCCATACAAATCTAATTCTACCTAATTTAAACTCTGCCATGTTTATCTACTCCATAGTGTTCCATTGTATTTACCATTAATTTGTTATCTTCTAATATAAGTATCATGTTAATCAGTCCTAATACCCTTATGCTCAAAGCTTCGATAAAATAATGCCTGAGCTAGATAACTTCCCCCAATGCCCGCTTTCGGACCTTGTAAATCAAACATCACTGGGATGTTAACTGCTTGTCCTGCTGTATTACCAATCTCATCAGGACCTACCTTAACTGTACCTGCGATAAAGCTCGCTGTTAACAAGTCTGCTCCACCAACGTTAAGTCTATTTGTTAAGTACGCTTTAATTGCTCTCTGTGTAGGAATAATGTTGTTTGAATCTGCAATAAACAACGGATCTGTTGAGAACTCTCTAATAACTGTACCAGTACCACCAACTCTAATTCCACCTAGTGCAAGTTCTGTAAGACCTGCTAAGTCAAAGAAGTCAGCACTAATAGTAACAATACCTGTAGACTGTTCAACAGCAAACAATTCACCAACCCTAAAGTTACCTGATTGGTCTGTACTTGAGTAGAATACTCTACCACCATTTATTTCTTGTACCTCATTTTCTGGATAAGAAATATAATTTTGTGTATACAATCCTGGATAGTTAGTCTGTGTAAAGTTACCTGTACCAATATCTAGGAAGTCGTGGTTTGAAATTCTACATTGTGAATATCTAGTGTTAATTGTTACGCTATTACCATGATTTGTTGTTGGATCGTCCTCAATTTTAAGTTCAGGACTTACTCTAAATCTTAGAGTAAAGGTTCCACCAGTATCAACACTTTCTTGCTCAATAACAACAACAGTGTAAAGTTCTGGGTTACCAGTAAGTCTTAACTGCGCACCTGGGCCAATAACAACTGGCATTCCAGAAACTGTAATAAACTTACCTACAGGAGTAATATCTGCAAAACCATCACCTGTTACAGTAACAGTAGTTGTACTTGTTTTATATGCAGTACCTCTGTTAGTCCAACTTGGTTGTGCTAATACACCGTCTGCAAATCTTGTCATATCAAGTTCAAGTTCACCTGTGTTGTTAGGATCAATAACTGTGTACCCAACTGGAGTATTAACAATATCATAACCTGAACCTGGATCCCAAAGTTTTACAACTCCGATCGATCCAGCAGTTACATCTGCTCTACCTTTAATTGTAGCACCTGTGTAAACAACTTTGTGAGTAAATTTAACATCACGGTCTAATACTACCCATCTACCTTTTCTATTATCTAAACCATCTGTAGCATCTGCATCTGGATTACCAAATACACATCTGTTCCAGTTTCCAATTTGTCCAATGTCTCTCTCGGTCCAATGTATTCCGTCTGGTGATGTGTAAATGTATTGTACCGGTCCTGTTGTTGCATCTCCTGAAATAGTTCTACCTGCTGTATCGTAAAGTGCCATAAACACACCTTGACCATATTTTAGATCGTTCCATTGTAATATTGTTGAACCATCTATTAATGGCATAGTTGCCGGATACCAAGTTTCTCCATCGAATGAATAACCAATATCGCCAGTGTCTGACATAGCAACAAATCTATTATTACCAAATGCAACACGGTTCCAATCTTTTTGCGTACTGTCTGCAACAACGTCCATGATATAAGTTGCCCAAGTAATAGTTGTACCGTTCCATGTTCCTATTGCTGCTAAGTTATTACTATTTGCAATTGCAACAAATTTTCCTGCACCATAAGTTACACTCACCCATTCGTTAATAGTTGAGTCGCCTGCTGCTGGAAAGTTAGCTGCTGACCAAGTTGCGCCGCCGTTGGTTGATATCGCTGCATTGTTTCCTGCACTTGAAACTGCAACAAATACGTTTGCTTCTACTTCATCATATATTGGATTACCGTATGCAACATCTGTCCAATTAGTATTTGCTGGTAAACTAAATGCAGTCCATACGCTACCATTTGAACTATATGCACCTACTGCTGCAGAATCTTTAATTGCAACAAACTTTCCGTTACCTGCTGCAACTGATTTCCATACACCTGCGGATGGTAAGTTTGCCGTTGCCCATGTTGTTCCGTTAAGAGAGTAGTTAACAGTTGTACCTGTGTTTGCAACTGCTACAAATCTACCACTTTCTGCAAATCCTGTATATTCAAATGTAACAATGCTGTTTGTACTATCGTCAGTTACACTATGTACTGAGATTGTAATATTGTTATCACTGCCTGCACCTAAGCTACTACCTAAAATTACAAGACTGTCGCCTATTGCGTATCCAGCACCACCTTGTCTTAATGTAACTGTGTAGTCTTTGCCAAGTTTTACAATATCAAATGTTGGGTTAGAAGCCGGTACTCCGATTGTTGATCCTGTTCCTGTACCTGTTGCACTAACAGATGTATATACAGCTGATGTTTCACCGTAAGCTACATCACCCCATGTTGTACCAGAATCAAGTGTTGATACTGCATGTGAAAAAGGAGGTGCATCAAACACAACTCTTGGTTCGAACCTATAAGATGTACCTGTTAATAATTGTTCTAAAATTGGTTTACCTGGAACTACATGATCCCAACCTGGTGTAGCAGTAGACTCCTTGTAAACTGTTACAACTTTTGAAGTACTGTTATAAGCATGTACATAACCATACTGTCCTGTACCAGGTCCTGATGTTAAAATAATTCTTAAACCTAACAAGTTTGCTTCTTCATTTTCATCGTTAGTAGCAATAGTAATAGTAGTTGTATCACCAGTTTGAGCGTTGTTACCAATAAGTGTAAATCCGCCTCCACCTGCTGCTGCTGACGCTTGACCTGTAACAATCCTTGCTTCAAACATAGCATCATCTCTAGTTTCTTCTTGAAGTACTGCTGCGTTTGCACCTGAACCAACAAATGTATAATCTGCTGATGTATAATTTTGTCCACAGTTTTTAAATTCTAATGCAAGAATCTCATCATTTACTTCTCCAGCAAATGCTGACACAACCTGTGCTTCTTCTTGTCTGTTATTAATTGTAGCAGTAATTGGTGTTTCAGTTGGGTCTGTACCGTCTGCTAACGCACCAATGTAACCATATGAACAGTTACCATTAGTAGCACGTATAATACCACCATTTTCTGCTAGGTATCCTACCTGTGCATAATATGTAAACACTGATACAAGTTCTGCTCTACCATTGTTAAGAACGTGAGCACCAATACCATCACTAATTACCTGTGTAAAATCGTTGGACACGATTGATTTGTTACCGCCTGCGTGTAATGATCCATCAATTTTTTGTCCTGTACAATTGCTACCAAATGTAGATACACCTTGTATATATGGAGAACGTGTTGTAATCCAAACTTTAGTATCTGCTGTACCCCAACCTGGATCAAGCGAAACATAATTAGGACCAGTTGGTCTTTGATATTGTTCAAAAACGTTTGGTGGATTAAGTGTACCTGTTAAACCGTCAAGTGTACATTGTCTAACTCCACAGGCATCTCTAACATAAAACATATCTGTTGACGAACTTCCAACTACCATGCTGTTGTAGAACTTACCTTCTTTTAAAATTCTATAGTTTCCTTCATACTGTAAATCGTATGCAAGTGCATTACAAATTCTATGCATATCGTCATTATAAATTGCACTATCGTATGCATAATCACTAAATGTATTATCAAGATATGATGTTGCTTCTTTCATTAAGAAGTCTTTATTTGCAATAATCATTCTTGCTGCATTTAATCTATTTGTTTGAGTTGTAATTGCATTTGTACCAGTAACAACAGGATCAGTTCCTGTACTTTGTACATGGAAATTAATATACTGATTATAATCTGCTAGTCCGTTGTCAACTAAGTTTGCTGCAACTGAATCTGAAGTAACTTGCACGTAGTTAATAATTTCTAGTCCATCGCCTGTTGGAGGTCCTGGATTAAATGTTCCTGTCTTAATAGCATCTGTAATTACTGTAACATCAGCAGTATTTCCTGATTGTTTTGTAAACGATGTTCCTTCTAAAATGTGTCTAATAACACCTTGTAAGTGTGTTGATACAGCAATTCTGTATACAGCATCACTTGCCATAGAAGCAATTGCACCTCTTGGTTTAATTTTAGATGATCTAATTTCATCACCAAGCACAACTGTTTTAGCAGGCAAACTGATTGGAAGTATTTCTTCGTACAAGCCTGTTGTTAATTGTATTGTGTTATGTGCGTCTACACCGTCGTCAGCTATTTCTGCTGCGTATCTAACTGTCTTAACTGGTTTGAAAGGATCAATACCTGCGTTGGCGTTTGCTCTATCATCTACACCAATAATTGGATCAACGTAAATGTACCTTGCACTTTTACCCCAGTTATCATATTCTAAAGTATCAGTTGGACCAACTTGTAAAAGTTTCTCAGCAGTTCCTAGTGGAACGTTAGTAGCACCTAATGTAGATCCGTCACCAGCAATAGTTCTGCTTAATCCAAATGTTAATAAATCACCCGGGTTAACAAGTCCAACATTATCTGCACCTTGAAGTAAAAGATCCCAATAATTAAATCCACTACCGTTATCTCCTGGGAAGTTTTCATCACTTGCTGTATGTTCTATGTTTGCTTTATATGCACTACCTCTGTAAGTAATTACATCGCCTACTGCGTATACTGTTGCAGTAGTCCAAGAATTTTTCCACGCTTGTCCGTTAACAATAAGTTCCCAGTTACCTGCATCAAGATAGTCTAATGAACTTCCGTCATCAGCACTGTTTAATGTTGCAACATAAATTGATCCGCCTCTTTCAACAACATCACCTGTTTTATATTGTGTTGCCTTTGCCCATGTACCTGCAAGATTAATACCTTTTGAAATAACTGCCCAATCAACCTCACCCGGTTGGTAAATTGAATCACCTGGGTTACGTGCATAATTGTTTGTTTGTGACTGGTAAACATATCCGCCGTGTTGTACAACATCGCCAATTGCATAGTATGTTGAGCCTGACCACTGACCTTGAATTTTACGTCCTGGTACTTCTAAAACAAAGTTTGAAGAAGTAATATTAGTTGTTGATGTATGTCCTGTTAAAACTCTTAAAAGCGATCCACCATACTTAACAAGGTCCTGCGCTCTGTATCTAGTAGCGTCAGTATATGAACCTTTAAACGTTTTACCGTAGTAATAAGTTGTCCATTTAAATTGATCGTCTTCTAAACCTAATGCTGTAGTTGCTGCTGAAGTATGTGCAGTAGAACATTTGTAAACAATACCACCGTAGTTAACAACATCGCCTACACCGTATGTCGTTGCAACTGCCCAATCGCTACCCCAGTCTGCTCCTGGAACATAAACTGCCCAATTAGCAATGTCTGTATTAAAATCTGCTGATGATGTGTGTCCTGTTGCAACAAGCCAAAGAGTACCACCGTCATCTACAATGTCTCCGTTATAGTAAGTCGTTGCGGCTGCCCAAGCACCTCTAAATGCTCTACCATCGGACATCTTCTTCCATGCCGGTTGTGCAATAGTGTCGCCAACTGGTATGTAATCCACATCTGCTTTAAAGTTTGCTGATGTGTGTCCTCTAAGCGCAATATATACACTGCCTCCGTACTGTACAACATCATCAATGATGTATGCAGTTGCAGTTGTCCATGGACCTTTCCATGTATATCTAATTCGACTTATCTTAAACTCTGCCATTTAGTTACTCCTAACTTGATGTTCCGTTTGGATAAGCATAGTTCTGATTAATTCGTTGAACTAACATACCTTCTCCGTCTACATAATACAATATGCTTCTTTGGTCCCACTTATATTGAGTCCAATACATATTCTCTTTATCTTTAACATGGTTAACATTAATACCATCAAAGAAGTCAACACCTGGTTCTAAGTCCTCAAAAGTTTCTTCTGGCGGACCTGGCAAGTTAATATCAATTGAGTCTTTGTCTTTCAACTGATCACTTCTTAGAAGATATAATTCACCATCTTCGTTTCTTCTAAGTGCATAAAAATATCTAGGGCTATCACCTAGTGATTCATCTGGGCTTTGTCCGAAATAATATGGATTTGCCATGTTCTATACCTCCCTATGATATCTCTACGAAACTAACTGTTGCATCAACACTTGATTCCGTATCACTTGTTATTCTTAAACCAGCCGTTGCTGGCAATATTAATCTTTCACCTTGCGTGATTACTTTAGCACTCGAACCCGGTGGTATCGGTACTGATCTGGCATAGTTACCAACTGTTGAGTTTTCATCAACAACTTGTACATCAACTACAACTGTATCGTAATCTGAATTGTTTGCAAGGTTACAACCTACTACGGTTGCTTTAACACCTTCTTGAATTTGTAATACATCAGTAGGTGTTGTTCCAATATCTGTTACTACGCTCTGTTTAAATACTGTTGGCATACTATTTCCTCTATCCTAACATTAATGCATACGATGATGCAATTGTGTTTGCTTGAATTTCTGATACCGCTCCTGATGCACCTGCTGGACTCGCCCATGCAGTACCTGTCCATATTTCAATTGCTTTTGCATCTGTATTGTATCTTGTCATACCTGCAACTGCATATGAAGTTGGACGTTGTGCGTCATTACCTCTTGGTGGAACAAAACCGTTGTTGGTATCAATTTTAAAATAACCTGTTCCGCTTTGTACAATCTGTGTAATACCACCTGGTTGTACGTTAGTAATTGTGTTTCCTGAAAATCTAAAGTTACCTAATCTAGCACCACCAGTTCCATTACCTTCAATAGTAAAGTCAGTACCAGTTGCTGATGTAATTGTGCTATCTCTAAATGTTAAGTCACCAATGTCAAGTGTTGGAAGATTTAATGTTGTTGTATATAAATCATTAACATGAATCTCTTTCCATCTTGTTGTTGTGTTACCTAACTTATATGTGTTATCAGTTTCTGGAATAAGATCACTTGCAATCGCAGCATTAAACTCAATAGTGTCTGTAGGTGCATCACCAATAGTAATGTTACCACCAATAGTAATATCACCACCTGTGTTAATGTTACCAGTAACATACAAGTCACCAGTAATATTTGTGTTACCTACAACTTCTAATGTGCCTGCGCCATTAGGACGAAGCTCTAAATTAGTGTTAGAAACTGTTGTTGAAATTGTGTTACCTGTAAGTTGCAGATCATCTACTTGTAATTTAGAATTATAAATTACTGGATCTGAACCTGAAGGTGCAAATGAAATAGTATCGAGTGTACTAGAAATAGTGTTACCGGTAATACTTAAATTACCTACATCTAATTGATTGTCTACTGTGAGTGTTGTTGATCTTGTTGTACCTACAACATCGATATCCGTGGTGGGAGAAGAGTTGTTTACTCCTAAACGAGCATTGTTTACGTCTATGTAAAGTAAGTCGTTCTCAAAAGCTAAATCAACCCCGTTTCTAACGAGATTTGCCTTTAAGAGCGGACCCGAAATACGACCAATTGCCATTACGCTCTCCTTTTCACGGGGATCCTGTCCCTCTAGCCACCTTACATTGCGGGCTAACCACAGTAAAAGATTAA